TTATGTATTATCTTTGGCTGACGTTAAACCAATCTGATCAAAGAACTGCATTACGTCCTGATAGCGGTACATAACGCCACGCCCGGTACCAAGTACATCAACAGGGGCCGGGAACGGAGTTCCGTTCCGTTCCCACTTTTTACGCCATAAGTAAAACGTTCCCCTGCTAATTCCCCCCAGCATACGGCAGATGGCAGGGCGACTAAGAAGAATTGTTGCCGTTTTATCCATTATTCACCCCCGTGTATTCAACGTGTCCTATACATCCGTCTATAATAGCTTGCGCCATATTGCGATAATCGCACGAAAATTCGTTGTCGCGGTTAAAATCAATTTCTTTTGCAGCATCTTCACCGATAACCTTAGTAGCAAGTGCAAACGCAATTTCAGCCAGTATTTTTTCTTTCGGATCTACATACAACTTATGAGCGAAATGCTTCCATTCCCCGGCTTGTTCAAAATCAGGCGCATCCATTTCTACAAAAAGAGCAAGGCGATCACTTATATACTTGTATTTCAGAATAACATATTTCCGACCATCGACAGGATCTAGAAGCTCAAGCCATACTCCGCATGGAGGCTTTTCTCCTGCCATCCATTCCGTAACTTCTGGCGTATCGCAATCATGCCGCTCATCTTCGATTAATTCGTCAATGATTTCACTTTCTTTGTTCATGCCATCATCATCTTTATTAGATAAATTGGCATATTTATCAAACTTCCAGCTTGCCGCCATAACAGAATAAGTGCCGCGATCAGCGCGAACACCAACTAAATAACATGATCCAAAATTATATTCTTCCCTGCATGTCGATACTTCAAACGATGGGTAGCATTCAGGGTTAGTGCGATGGCTAATCACACCGATTGCTTTTGATTTACTCATTTGTTTATCCTCAATTATGCCACTGGTACATCGTCAACTTTAATAAAATAATGTGGATGATTTCTAATATCTCTCAGGTAGTAGCACTGACACTCTCGCCACTCATTAGCCGCGCGATTAAGATAAAACACATTACCATTTTCTACCTTGTAATAAATCCCGGTCGGTTTAGCTTTAAAATACTCAACCATTATTGCCCCCAGCGTTTTATAAATTCCTCGTTTAATTTCGTATCACCTGACCACTGAACGCCATGCTCAGCGCCGAACGAGTAGATCAGTTCGATTAATTCGCTAAATTCCGCTTTACTCATCCGGCTGGTTGATGTTCCCAGCACAACAAAGCCTGATTTGTCCAGGTTAGGGACAACGCCATATTTCTTAAGCCCGGCAGTGAATACCGCCTTCCAGTCTTCCGGCGACAGCCTCTTACCGTACCAATTAACCTGATCACTAATGTCGGTTAGCAACGCCCATAGAAGGCTATTTTGGCTTAGCGAGCGGGTTTTCTCCTGGATGGTGATTATCAGCGGGCTTTTGCTATCAGGCTGTATTTCCCTTATCTGCCTGATAGCATTTTCTTTCACGGCGTCGTTGACTATCTCAAATCTAATTTGCCTCATAATACACCGTTGCTATTTTTCCATTGCGCCCGCGCATACATGATCGCCCATAAAGAAATGAGCCTTGAACTAGCCATATGGTCGTTTTTTAGTTTTTTCATATCAACGACGACAGGACGATCAGGATCATCGTCGCGCATGTATTCCGCAATCGTGCTCAGGTCTTCAACTGTTAAATCTAATTCCTTATCCATAACGCCACCTCACACAATACGCATTGTGTTTCGTAATTCACCGCGCAGCGCCTGCAGTGCATCACGCATTGGTACAAAAACCCGGTTAAATTTTACGTGTTTATATTTCCGCATCAGTGGCGGTGTATACACCTTTGCGTCGTATACTTCCCACTGATAATAAACGCGCGTATCGTCAATAAACGTTTCAACTGAATAAAAGATTACCCGTCTCATAATTCCAACCCCGTTTCACCGTTAAGTTTTTCGATCTCAAATACTGGTTTATCCGGCAGCAGGCCGTTATTTTTCCGGTATTCATTCAGGCGGTTGTTAAATTCAAATACGATAGGACTCGAACAACCATAGAAGCGAGCTGATCTAAAAAAGTATTTCCCATCAAATTTATTAACTGTTAATAAATTTTCACTGCCTAACATCTTTAAAACCCGACAAATTTTCCTCTGTTTTATTTCGAGTTTTAATTCTTTTTTAACATCCTCAGCAGAAAAATAATCGCTACTATTCAGAAATAAAGGCATGATTTTTTTTATTGCCATTTCGCGCACTGACTTCAAGCAATATGATAATCGCGGCCCTCCCATTTCCACAGGAATAATAGCGCCGTCAGAAACCATATCACGCAAACTATTAACGATCTCGATTTCAGGACCTGGAATAGATTTAATAATTGTTGCTTCACCAGCAACAGTGGCATCCTGTAAAAATTTCGCTATTTGTGTTTTATAAATGGTTTTCATTGTTTCTGGCCTCGATTTAAGCGCGAAAACAGCCACCAGAAAGCGGTAAACTTTCCGGTAAGCCGTTTCTCAAGTTAATTAAAAAGATGCGTTATTCTGGTTGTTTCGTGGTGAGAATCGGCTTGCAGACGGACGTTGTTGCATTGACTGGATGCAAGCTGACGCCGCGCGGGCCTGGTCGCATGGTAAGATGTTGCCGTTGTCGTCAAACCGCTGGTAAACAGTCCCCGTTTTCCCGTGACGGTTTTTCGAAACAATGATCTCCATATATTCGCGGGCAACAGACTGTTCATCATAGTACCCGTCGCGGTAGACCATGATGATCCGGTCTGCGTCCTGTTCAAGATTACCGGAATCACGCAGATCAGAATTGTTCGGGCGCTTGTTCGGTCGTTCCTCAACGCGGCGGGATAATTGCGCCAGTGCCAACACTGGTACGCGCAATTCTTTCGCCATCATCTTCAACGACCATGACAATTGCCCTACAGCGAGATCGTGACGTTCGGCCTTAGCCAGCTTCATCAACCCGATGTAGTCAATCATTACCATACCGAGGTTGGGATGATCCTGTTTCATCCGTTCCGTTGTGGCGCGTATTTCCTCAACCGTTAATTGAGACGCGTCAACAATCCAAACGTCAAGATTAGCAAGTGCGCTCATACCCTGACCAACATGCGCCAACCCCTCATCATCAAGTTTTACAGGATTACGCAGGCAGTCGGTTGATAAATTACCAGCGCCAGCTATAGCGCGTTCAGTCATCTGATCGAGTGACATTTCAAGCGTGAAGAACAAAACGCCAACCCGCTGATCTTTACTGCCAGGGTAAGGGTGCTCAGCAGCAGCGCGGGCAATCGCCAGCGCCAACGCAGATTTACCAGACCCAGGGCGTCCGGCGAGAAGTACCAAATCAGTAGCGTTAATACCGCCTAACATTTCGTCGAGCGGTTCTATCCCTGTTTTGATGTTGTCAGAATTGACACCGCATTCCATGCGCTTGCTTAAAACCTCTGTGTATTCCTGTACCGCATCGCGCAACAGAACAGGAATGATCTTGTCTTTCGTTACCTTTAATTTTGAATACCGGGAATCAAAATCTTTCATCGTCTCTTTGACGACTTCAAGCGTCCCCGTTTCCAGCTTGTAGCGCATATCGTCGATGAGTTCTAACATCTGCCGCCGCTGGTGCTCTTCACGTAGTAGCTGCGCATAGCCTTTCAGGTTTGCGGCAGAAGGACACGAACGCGCCGTTTGCATTAGCGGTACAAAGTTTTCATTGCCAATCTCATCGCCAACCAATAACGCGTCGATAAGATTCCTGTTTCTGGCTTGCGCCCGGATAACTTCAAACGCACGTTTGTAAAGCGGGATCGTGAACACTTCAGGATCCAGAGTGGCGAGAACATCTTGCGCGTTAGGAGTGAGGCCGCCTAACAGCAGCCCGCCGATAACTGACGCTTCACGTTCCTGCCGTAGTGAGTTTATTTGCTCAGTTACCATTATGTTATTGCCTCCGGTTTACAAAATGGAATATTCAGGGTAATAAACAAAACGCCCGATTTCCCCATGATCCGGGCTGTAAATAATCACCGCTGCCATCCGCCGCGACCGCCATCCGCCATTTGTTGAGTAAGCGTCTTTACCCGCTAACGTGCCGTGATACTCAACAACGCCTAACGATGATTCAATCAGCCGTTGATGATGCCAGTGCCCGCAATGAGCGTAAACCGCCGCAGACTTGCCAAAGTCTTCTCGCCAGTCAGAGACGCAGGCAGACAACAAATTTTCAGGTTTTTTGATAGTATGACCGTGATGATATGCAAGGAATGTTTTGCCGTACTGTGTGTGGTGGACGATGGCAGGTGACACATCAACAGTAACGCGCGGTTCGTCTTCGTAAAAAGCCGCCAGCGCCGCACGTAGCCAGATCATTCCTGACTGGTCGTGATTACCTGATAACACCTGAATTTCTACATCCTTATGATTCAACAACATCTTACCTACAGCACGCCGGACCGACCGGATCGCCACATAAACAAGTTTTGCGTAGCGTGAATCGCAATCTAAGACGTGATTACTTGATGGCGTCACTGGTAATAGCCCGTCCGTGTGAAGCACATCACCGCCGAGAAGCAATACAGCTTTTTCAGACGTTGGTGCAGCGCCTACAGCGTAGTCAAAGAAGTCATTTAACACGCGTTCAGCGATCCCGGTGTCGTAGCTCTCACCGCATTCAGCTTTATGAGCAAGCGCCCCGATATGCAGATCGAATACCGGATAAAGGGCCAGGCTTTTTTGGAAATCAATCTCAGGCACTGGCACAGCCTCCGCGCGTGGTATCTCTTCCGTGAAAGCGTCACAAGCCGATTGCATTAGCATTTCCATTTCATCGCGGTCACGGGCTGTTTTAATCCAGCGCATAATCACATTGCCATCCTTATCGACGAGCAATGACTCACCATTGACGCCAAAACCCGGCGCGCGACGCGTGGATATTAAACCGCGTTTCGCCAGCCGTGCGCCCAGTCGTTCAACGTTGCGTTTTGCCATTCCATATTCTTCGGCTATTTGCTTGTAAGTTTTCCCATTGTTGTATTCAGCGATTAATTGCTCGTCGCTGATCTTTCTTTGCGACATAATGTTATTTCCTCCGGTTCACTGAATGAGTATTTATTCATAAAAAACTAATTTTTATTAACATGGGTTTCACGGTGGCAAAAAATGCCAGCAGGGTTAATCAACAACTTATGCAAATTGAAATAACTACTTAATGAATAACTAATCGTACACATTGTGGTTTACATTTTGTATATTCATTGGCAGCAAACAAGCCCTTTATATGCTTCTTCTACCATGTCGAATACTTCCGGCCTGTAATAGAAAAACTCATTACTGCCATCAAATTTTACAGGAAAGTTAATTTTATAATTGCTGAAATATTTATGCATCATGCTTTCTAATTCATGGATATTTTCGGTTGGACCTTCTAACGTTTTCACGACACATAAATCAGGGATTCTAACGCCTGATTTATGTGCGCTTTTTAATACCCGATTTCTTCGCTTGTTCTCATTAACGCTTACGCCGATTTTCATTTGTGTAGGCACTTCAGGATCATCAACCATGATGTAAAGTTTGCCGAAATTGTGTGACAAAAAACCGTGTTTCGCACATTTCGGGCAGCCTTGCCCGCTTTTAATAGCATAAGGTCTAGGCGACCACTTATGATCACAAACCTTGCATCGACATAATACTTTTGTCCTATCGTTTATTATTTCTCCCAATACTTCAATATCATGATTTACCTTAGTGATAGCGGATAAATGTTCTTCGTGTGATAATGTTCGTCTTTGTGCGATTTTTAAACCTTTACATTTCGGGCAGCCGCGCCCGTTTTTTAGGTTGTTAGGTTTAGCCGACCATTCGTGATTACAAACTTTGCAGCGGCATAATGCTTTTGTATCGCCGTTTATTATTTCGCCAATCACTTCGACATCAGAATTAACCTTCTCGATAGCGGCAACCTGTTCTTCGTGTGATAATTTCATCTTTCCGGCGCATTTCGGGCAGCCGTAACCGCTTTTAAGATTGTAAGGTCTAGCCGACCATTCGTGACTGCAAACCTTGCAGCGGCAGGATACTTTTGTCCTGTTATTGACAATTTCCCCCAGCACTTCGACATCATGATTAACCTTAGCGATAGCCGCAACCTGTTCATCATGTGTTAACTTGCGCATCGTTCCAACTCCTTAAAACGCCTCAGACGCGCTACAACGCAAAAATCCCACCGCGACACCCGTTTGCACAGGTTGCAGTGTCTTATTGCGTCAGAGGCGCTATCAGGTGTCTAATTTTTGATTTACAGACTGGTAGGTAGGTTATGGATTTACTAGAAGGAACAAACCGCCAAACAAAACGACGTTAACAGCTATTGCCGCAGCTATGGCGAAAGCCAGGGCGAAAACGTGTTTACTATCCATTTTAAAATCCTCTCTGTAACGCTCTCTAACGAGCTAATCGCAAAAAGGTAAGCAAGTGTAGCACCACATGCGATTTAGCTCGCTGGTGAGGTTGTTTTGTGGGTAATTTTGGATTTTTGCGGATCGTGGTTGGTCAAAGAGCGCCAGCGCGCGTATCACGTAGCGTTTTTGGTTTAAGCAGGAAATCAAGTGTCGCAGTGAAGCCATTGCCGAAGTAAAAATCTGAAGCCGTGTTTTTGAACGTTTCGAAGTAGGCGACAAAGCCGTTAATGCTTTTGTCTTTCAGGTAGTCAGTGAACGCATAGATCTTGCGTTCAAGATCCCGATCCAGTTCGGCAGGTGGTAACAGGCCGTCAAACGTGCTGTTAAATGCTTCCACCACGTCGGCAGCGCTTACAGTAGCTGATAGCTTGCGCCATTGCTCAGCGTCAGCCAGATACCCATCGAATTTAGTTACCCGGCAAATGTTGATAGGCTTAGGTGTTCCACCACGGCTGCGCCATTGCGTCAAAGCCCATTCGATTACTAATGTGATCTCATCCTCCGTGTATGCCTTACGTGTTTTTGTTTCTGTCAGTAGTTCGATAAATGGCTTAGCATCACGACACTTGCATCCAGCTTTGTCGTTGTAGAAGGCCAAGCAACGCAATGCCGCTTCGTTTACGCCATCCTGATTGACCGTTTTTTGTCCATTTTCGCTAATACACGAAGTGTATATATCTTTTTCACTTTCTTCTTCTACTTCTAATTCATGACCCTTTCCTGACCCGGTCATGACCCTATCATGACCTTTTGGTGTTGGATTGATTAACTTCTCTAATTTTAATTGCTCCTTCGCTGTGTTTATAGCAGCCCTATAAGCACTCTTAGAAGTCATTGATTGGTCCAGCCTTTTTAATAACTTTAGGCAAGTTATGTGGCCTTGAGAACATTCGAACAAACCAATTTCGATGAAGTATTTCATCATTTCTTCTATACGTTTTTCAGTAGATCCGACGTTTCGCGCAATGATTCTCGCGTCATGTCGTAGGTCAAAATTCAGATTGTGCTGATCTACGTCATAAGTTATTAGTTCGAGGCAATACCAATAAAGCCCGTACCCTTCCAGGCCATAATCTAACAAAACGTTTTGAAGTTTTTCATCGCGGTTCGCATCGCTGTCATGCTTAAACCACTTCATAGATCATCCCTCCGGCAACATCACTACATAGACATCACTGAATGCATCAAGACGACAAACAAATCCTTTATCCATTAACGCGGCGAAGGCATCATGTACCGTATGAACAGGAAGTTCACACATTGCGGCTACTTCTTTGCGTGATGCATCATGTACCCGTCCTTTGTTATCTGCCTTTTCAGCCAGAGCCATTAAGACAAGTTTTTGAATCGGGCTATTAAGTTTTACGTTCCATGCTTTACTAATCATGTTCATACTCATCGCATTTTCTCCTATGGTTAGAGTGAACGCGCGGGCGGGCATCCCATTAGCATTAGATAGCAGTGACTGACCGCTCAACAGATCCCGCCGTTGCGTGATATTTGTTTTTCGCTTCGCAGCGACACCGGATTTTTAAAGAGCATAAGGTAAGTGCCTTTTTGTGCCTTCAGTTATCTTTTTCCTTGCGTCTTTGCAAGTATGGCCTTACCTTGTCTGCAAGTTTACAAAATGGAATTTTAAGATCAAGGCTTAAAATACACGTTTTGTGACTTGCATCAAACTTTTTGAGGTTATAGGGTAGCGACATGAAAACAAAATGGTATGACTTAGCAAAGCAGCTCATGCGGGCGCAGGGCATGAGTCAGGATTCACTCGCAGATCTCATGGGGATAACTAAAGGCGGCCTGTCACACTGGCTGAACGGTCGCCGCGAGCCAAATCTTGAAGATATTGCGCGGATTATGCGGGCGCTTGGTCGTCGGCAGTTCACTGTTACACATGATGGTATGGTCATTGATGATTCTGTTTCTAATACACTTCAGGCCGCACCGCCGCGTGATTTAGGTAGTTACCCGGTTATTGACTGGAAGGACACAGTAAACAATATGGATGACACAAGGCGATCAGCATTACCACACGTTACGACTAGCGTTATTTGTTCAGATGATAGTTACTGGCTGGTTGCCAAAGGTGAATCAATGAACGCGCCGCAGGGGTTGAGCATCCCGGCGGGGACGATGATACTTGTTGACCCGCACGCGCCAGCTATTGACGGCAAACTGGTTATAGCCCAGCTTGAGGAAGGGCAGATACCGACGTTTAAACAGTTGATTATTGATGGAGGTCAAAGGCTTTTACGTTCGCTCAATCCGCTGTATCCGCCAATCCCTATGAATCCAGAATCAAAAATTATAGGCGTGGTGGTTGATGCGAAGATCGTAAACCTGCCATAAACATTAGCCGCCGGATGGCGGCTTTTCTTTGCCTGGAAAACGCCAAAACGTAAACAGAAAACGTTATTTATTGTTTAAATATCAATAGCATATAAAATATTTTAAAAAAGTATACAAAATGGATTGACTCGATGTTTTACGGGGCGTATATTGCGAGTCAAAGGAAGGTCGCAGGTAACAAAAGCAACTTCCTGGCACTTTAAAAATCAGGCTTAACACCTTGTCAACCGTGGAGTAACTCCCCGATGGGGGACCGAAAGCGGCACTGATAACAAGGCGCATGGGGTGTTTAAAGCGTTACATCCCCCACGAAACCGCACGCAAGGCGACGAGTCAGCTTGCTTGGAGTGAGCAAGGTCACGCCGGGAACGGCGATGATTGCGGGATTAGTTGAAAGATGTTAAGCCGCTCATTAACAATCTGGTCAGCCGCTGGAAGTGCGGCAATTAACGAAGATGATTTTTTATTAAGTATCATCAAGGATATACGGAGATCAGATTATGAGCGTTACAATCATGTATGGCAAATGTGACAGTAAACTGAATGCCAGGGAACGCAGAAAAATAAAAAGAGAAAACGAAAGAAAATCATCACCTGCAATCAATAAAACAGACAATGTGGATAAAGCTATTCGATTTGCAAACGAGGAAAGATGCAAACCAAATAGCATTAAAGAACGTCGCAAAGGATCAGTAAAATGGTGTACGGAAAATGAAAGCGGCAGCTACTACCACGCAACGCAACCACGCCATTTAGGGGAAAAACCCCTGGATAAAGTCCGCTACCATTAATACAAAATGTAAACATCCGGAGGTGACATTATGGTTATTCAGGCGCTTCAATTCAAACTGGCAGTAGCGGAAATGCTTCACGATGCCGAAATGTGGAGCGCCGCGAATAAAGCCTTATACATAGTGTTAACAGCACGGGAGATTAAATGGTGAAAACAGAGTTACATAAAAAGCTATGGACGATTCAGCAAACGCTGAACGCGCCGAAAAATCAGCGTAATAATTTTGGTGGATATAATTACAGGTCGGCGGAGGATATTTTAGAGGCGGTTAAACCACTGCTTCAAAGTATTACGCTGACTGTAAGCGATGAAATTGTCCTGATCGGCAATCGCTATTATGTGAAAGCTACGGCGACGCTAAGCGACGGTGAAGACGAAATAGCGGTAACGGCTTACGCCAGGGAAGAAGAAAGCAAGAAGGGAATGGACGCAAGCCAGCTAACAGGTGCGACATCAAGTTACGCGCGAAAATATGCTTTGAACGGTTTATTCTGCATTGATGATGCGCGAGATCCTGATACTGACGCATACGCTAAGCAGACAGGCCAGCAGCCTCGCCAGCAGAAAAACCCACCAAAACAACAACCACAGCAGCAGAAAGCGCCGCCAAATCCTGATGAAGTATTAGCACGTTTCTGTGATGCAGCAGCGAAAGCGCAGGACGCTAACAAGCTGCGTGAAATATTTGGCAAATGCTGGAAATTACTACCGGAAGGATCGGAACATCGAATCAAGGCAAAAGATGTTTATGACATCCGGGTAGCAGAGCTTAACGGGGAGATGGGTTAATGAGTTTAAATTCAATCACGCTGGGCGGGAATATCGGTAATGATATGGAGGTTCGCTACACACAAAACGGGAAAGCGATTGGTAGTTTTCCGTTAGCTGTAACGAATGGCTACGGCGATAATAAGCGGACAATGTGGGTCACTTGCCTGGTATTTGGTGAGCGTGCGGAAAAATTAGCGCCACATATCCGCAAGGGTGGAAAAATAGTGGTAAGCGGTCGCCTGGATGTTCGGCAATATGACCGGAACGACGGCACGAAGGGAACGGCGGTAGAAGTGGCGGTTAACGAATTTGAATTCATGAACGTTAACCAACAAGGCCAGCAGCAGAAAGCGCCTCCGCAGCAGCAGAATAATAACGGGAATAATCCGCCGATGGACTTTGATGACGATATCCCGTTTTGATCCAATAGGTTAGCGATGGTTGATTATCTAAAACCGCCACCACCGCCACGAACAAAAGAGCAAGTATTAAAAGAAGCCCGTGATCAAATCGATCGCGGGCTTTTTTTATGCGGCACGGCAGCGGAACGGATGGCAAAAAGATTTAGTGACCTGTACGCAAAACAAATATGGTTCGACAACTGGCAGGCAAGTTTTTATCCGCTGCAAAGAAAACCGGATATGCACTGGCCTGAATATGTCGATCCACGTATGCGCAAATATCGCGGGCGTATGGGCCAGGTCATTAACGATTAATGAGGTGTTATCATGATTGAAGAAAAAGAAGTAGACAAGGAAATTCCTGACGGTTGTGATGAGCTTATTTGTTTTGACGGCGGCCTGTATGAGTTCGAAACGTCTGCAGGGTGGCACGATAAATGGCCTAAGCCTACTCGCCAGGAATTAAGCGACCGTAAATCATTCGGCGAAGATGCCGAACGGCTGGCTAATAACAAATGGCTTGATAAGTTAATTGCGGAGGGTGGCAAATGAGCTTTGCAAAAATTGCCGCATTGCTTGCGGCTTTATCTATCGCCGTGCTGTATCTCAGTGTATCTCTTTATATCACGGTAGCGATCATTAAACTCATTACTAACATGTGAGGCCAATCATGAAAGTCGGTAAGGATATTGTGACTGTCGCGTTTTGCATTATTTGCTTCCTGTTTGTGGTTGTTTCTTGTGGCGCATTTGCTGCGTTGGTTAGCTTTATTTTTAGAGGGTTGCCGTGATGAAAACATGGGATGCAAAGGCTGGTGATCTTGTTGTGTTGCCTGAATATCGTGATGACCCTGGCCTGGTTGTACTGAATAAGATATATAACGATCTCGAGCGCCCGCTAGTGGTTAAATACCTGGACGGAACAATCATAGAACCGCGCTACTTTGATGAGATTGAACTAAAGGCCCACAATGTTCGCGTTAAGCCGTTCCGTGCTTATGTTGAAAACCACTGGCGGAAATTGTTCGCCGGACTGAATGGGATGTTTGGCGTATGGCTATAAAATTAGTGAAAGTTAAAGACCTGAAAGGCGGCGAAAAGATCCGCACGTGGTATGGCTATAAATTTATTGTCGCTGCCTTTTCTTTCGGGTCAGGGGGTCAAGTAACATTATTTGATGAAGAAGACGACGAGGTGGGTAAATGGCATCTTGAACAATATGTTGAGGTGTTAAATGAAAATTAAATTACATAAGGCCTATGATAGCGAAACAAATAAGCTATCACTATTTATTGAGTTCGAACGCCGGATCGTGTGTGTACCGTGGGCGCGTCGCTTTAATGATGCAGCAGGGCGGCGACAGTTCGCGTTAGACATGTTGTTGCGCGGTTGCGGCCTTATGCGCCCGCTATCTGATTTAAAACGGATGATGCCTGGATCGTTCGGTCAGATTGATGAAATAGAAATAGGCCAGGAAGAGCTAAAACGGGCGCGTGATTTATTCCTTTCAAGTGAAGGAAACCCGTTCAACCCAGAAACTGAAATGAAATGGCATCACCCACTATAAAAGGATGAACATCATGAACGACATCAAAACAGCTTATTCACTTGGCGGCAATGGCATGTTAATCACTCGCTACACTGAAGACGCAAGTGTTCATGAAGTGGAAACGAAGGATTATCACGAAGTATTAAAAGATATGGAAGCTGGCGCGTATGACGCTGATTTAAACCTGGCTATGCAGATCGTTGATATTGTGATGGACGCGTCGATCCGCGATTATGTTTCTTTAAACGCTGAAGAAAAAACGGTTGTAGCTCGTTATGTCTTCTGTCTTACTTTCGTAAAACGCATGGAAGAGGATTTTGGTCGAGTGCCAGTGCCGGAAGAGATTGACCCGATGGCGTTCGGAAGTGCTGTTATCTTCCCGCTGGATGAAAATCATATGGGTAGCATTGCACTGCATACTATGCGTGACATGATGAAAAAACTGTTTGAAGTTAAATTGCTAGAGAAGTTCGTTGATGACGGTTACGAAGAAGAAGAAGTTAAACACCTTATGCCATTGTTTTACGGCGAAATGGTTGGCACTGATATGCGTGCAAATGATTTCGGCGTGCAGGCGGCTATAGCTGTGCTTAATGATGCACGGAAAAACTCACAGCCAATGCCTGAACCGGAAAAACGTGTACTGCATTAACAGCGTGATTGCGATCACATAAATATACATTTTGTGTTGTGATCGCGTATCCGTTTTGTAAACCGAAATCAAAAGGTTTACGGCACGGAGGAAAACAAGATGGCCCGCGAATACATGCTTTATTGCGTTGAGGGTGGCGTAGGCCATGATGCCTACGTCGCCGGGAAAAGCTATCCAGCCGATGAAGTGCTTTCTAATATGCACTTCCGGGAAAATGAAAGCCAGGTGTCTGTGTGGAAACGGTGCATTGATGGTATTGAGGTTGTAAGCATCGAACGGTATTTAGGTGCGTTTGATTACGGTGTTATTGAGGCTTAATTATGGACGACACATTGTTTTATATGTGCTGTTGCTGGGGTTTTATTGCCTTATGCCTGTTTATCAGATGGTTTATTGAATACCATATGAGGTGATATATGAAATGCGTTGGAGAATATAAGTTACCGGACAACGCCAAATTAGCTGGTGTCGGTTATTGCGGATGTTATTACTACAACTCAATCGGTGACATTTACCTAATCTGCATCATTAAAGGCGTTCAGCATTTTCGCTTGATGCCTTGCACATTAAAAGATCTAAAACAGGCGGTAAAAATGTATGAAGTATAAACGCTATAAAGAGTGGAAAATCCCAGAAGCAGCAACAAAGGCAGCGCCCGGAAACTTTTCGGGCGTTTACTTTTATATGGAAGGCAAATGGTATTTCGGCAGCAGGCCTGATCACTATTATCAGGAAATATGCAAACCTCATGTATGGGATATAAAAGAGCGGGTGAAAGACGGTGTAATAGACGAGGTTTAAAATGGTTAAGAGCTTTTTAAACTGGTTAAAGGCGTGGCTTTTGGTTACGCTTTTTGTTTTTTTGGTGTTCAGTGGCGCTATCGTCATATTTACGCTGGGTATGATTTTTGTTACATGGTCAGTACCTGAATTTAACGACATTGAAAGCATTCTTTTTACTGTACGCGCTTTATTGGCTGGTAGCGCATTCATCGGTTTTTGCTTTACTGTTTCGCGTGATTAGGATGAATGGTGATCCTATGGCTTTATTCAATATGTCAGAGCCGCAATTTAACGCCGTAAAGACTGCCGCCCGCGCCGCGCTTTCGGCCTGCAAAGCGGAGGTAGAGAAGAACGGCTACAGCGATAAAGCCACGCGGCTGATATTAGAGAAGCATTATCGCAAGGTTGCCCCACTAATCAGCATTGAGCGTTTTGTGTGGTTGGTTGGGTATCTAAATAATCGGTGGGGTACTGATCAGGATTATTTCTGATGGGGGTCATGATGAAAAATGATTTTGGAGGTAGTCACACTCCAAAGGAAATTAAAGATCTATGGCAGACGCCTAAACCAGTTTTCAGAGGAATGGACCGCGAATTTGAATTTGTCGCGGACGTGGCGGCAAACAAAGCAAACGCGCTAGTTCCGCGATATATAACCGAAGAAATGGACACGTTGCATTATCCGTGGGGAGCGGTGGCAATGCATGGTGAGTATGTTTGGCTTAATCCACCATATTCTAATCCTGGGCCATTCGTTGATAAGGCGGCGCTTGAACATCAACGAAATCATATTGGCTGTGTAATGCTATTGCCCGCTGACATTTCTGTTAGCTGGTTTATGAACGGCGTGGAGACGGCAAACGAATGCCGATTAATCACGCGCGGGCGTCTGGCGTTTATCAATGCCGCTACTGGTAAGCCAGCAAGCGGAAACAATAAGGGTAGCTTGTTCTTGATCTGGCATCCACGGTGCAGACATGAATGTATTTTCACGCAGATAACACGTAAAGAGCTATATGCAAGAGGTGCAGAAAATGAATAAAGCGGCTGAATTGCTGAGACTTGCGGCTGAAACTATCGAGGCAAGAGGGGAGCAAAACGGATACGATCGAAAAGAAGAAAAATCAGCGCCAAAAATAGCCACTATTTTCAACGCTAAGATGAATGCGAATTTAACCCCACTTGATGTATGGGATCTAATGATTTGCCTCAAGGAAGCGCGTTTAGGGGCTATTCTCGCTAATGGAACTGATCCGCTCGACACTCTTATAGACCTTATTGCTTATAACGCGCTTAAGGCCGAACAGATATTAGCGTATCGGGAGGAAGAGCTAAATGAAGATGGTGGCAATTGACAGGTTATTAGCCTGCGTTTATGTCGCCGTTTTCGTTATCATCAATCTTATTGTTAACCACTGTGGCCCGTGGGTAATTCCGATCACCACGGTAGCCGCCGTGTGTGTCAATATGATGATTCGTGATTTTCTGTTATATGACGGCGGCCTTAAATGGTCGGCTACAACATGCGCCGCCGCTGGCGCAATCACGGTGCTGATAAATTACGACGCCGGAATGGTGGCGATCGCCTCATTCGTCGCGGTTGTTTCCGGTGCGCTTATTTCTGGCGGCGTTTACCGGGTTTTACCTGGTGATTTCGATTCGAAACGCTGGCCTGCAAATATAGCGTCAGCCATAGGCGATGCGTTGATTTTCCCTACACTATCGTTTATGGCGTTTATGCCGGAAATATCAGCGATGCAATTCATCTCAAAAATGGCAGCGGTAACGGTGATCACTATCATCATGCGCCGCTATTTCACGTTTGAGGGAAGAAAATGAGCAAGGGCAAACATTGGTTAAATAATTGGCTTAGAAGTTGGGTGGTGTGGTCGCTGTACGACGGCAGCGGGTACGCCGTTAAAGATTGGGCGGAAGCGGGATATAAGTGCTATTGCTTCAATTATGACGGTGCAAATCACGGCGATTATGAAGGCGTTAAAATCATTCATCCTAATATTGAATACGTTAACGTGTGGATTGACAGCCATTTCCTGGTAATGTTCTCGCCTGAATTGTCTTCTTATCCAGCACCTGACATTATATTGGGCTTTCCGCCGTGCGACGATCTCGCCGTTTCAGGCGCTCGCTGGTTCGCTGGTAAACGGGAAAAAGATCCTGCCTTCCAGGTAAAGGCGGCGTATAACGCAAAACTGGTAGAAAAACTGGCGAATATGTATAACGTGCCGTGGATGGTGGAAAATCCGGTGGGCGCACTGTCAACGTTATGGCGCAAACCTGATTTTATCTTCAACCCGTGCGCTTACGGTGGCTACCTGCCGGAAGACGATAAACACCCTGCTTTCCCTGAATACATAGCGGCCCGCGACGCATACACGAAGAAAACTTGTATCTGGTGCGGGAATGGATTTAAGCAGCCGCTATTCCGGCCTGTGCCAATGCCTGATGAATGGGAAGACAGTAAGCAGCACGCTAAGTTAGGAGGAAAGTCGAAACGCACTAAGATGATCCGCTCACTAACGCCGCGCGGCTTTGCCCGTGCTGTATTCCTGGCTAACGACCGGGCCATCAATCGCACTACGCTTAACCGCGTTTTACCGGACTGAAATTTACAAAATGGCGCCATTGCGTGATGTGGATCACATAATGGCGCTATTCACCTTGTTCTGGTGTATCCATTTTGTATACTTCAAGCAAACGAAATGCTCTTTAAAAATCCGGCAGCGCTGAAATGCGTAGAAATCACCTGAAAAGGAGAGAGCATTATGTCTTTTGATGATTACCAATGGCATGACGACTATGAACGAGAGAGCGTCATGCGTGCAATGTGCAATGTATGCAGCACAAAGAAAGGAGGCTGTAACGAGTGCAACGAATGCCTAGATCATTGGCTAATGGCCGGACACGCCGAAAGGCTGAACGAAACAGAGAATCAAAAATAATCGGGGTGGTTTTTATGCAGAACCCTAAAAAACCCATAAGACGCCGTTGCAAATGCTGCGGCGTTTTTTTTGAGCCTAAATATCACAATCAAACGTGGTGCAGCGATGAATGTCTGGAAGAACTGAAGTTTGATCAGCTATGCCGCGATCGTGAAAAGGCTATGAAGGCTATGGAACGAAAGAAACACCGTGATAGCCAGCGGGAAGAACGCAACCGGAAGCGGAAGCAGTTAAATCCGCGCAGCTACTGGATTAAACAGGCGCAAAACGTTTTTAACGCTTATATACGCGAGCGTGACGCGCGATTGCCGTGCATATCATGCGGGACTTACTACGGTGAGCAATGCGGGTGGGATGCAGGCCATTACAGGACGGTAGCAGCCGCCGGACACCTTCGCTTCAACGAGGATAATTGTCACAAGCAATGCAGGCACTGCAACCAGACACTAGACGGCAACATCGGAGGGTATCGCCCGGCGCTGATTCGAAAAATTGGCCTCGCCAGGGTGGTAGCTCTGGAGAACAACAACGAAACTCACAAATGGACGATTGCAGAATGTAAGGAGCTAATAAACATCTATCAGGCGAAATTGGACGCCTTAAGGAGAAAGGCAGCATGAATGAATATTCTTTTAGCCTGCCTTACCCGCCATCGAACAATCGCTATTACCGACATTCGCGCGGTTTTCACTATATAAGCAAAGTGGGGAAGGAATATCGGGAACAAGTAAGAGACATCATCGAGCTATTAAATTTAAACATTAACCTACCTTGCCGACTGGCAATCGCCATCTATGCCGCGCCGCCGGATAACCGGATCAGAGATCTGGATAATATCCCTAAATGCCTTTTTGATAGCCTTACCTATGCCGGATTTTGGAAGGATGACGGGCAAATTGACTCAATAAAAATTGTCCGCTGCCGGAAGGTAAAAGGCGGACGCTTGTTTATTAAGATCCGCGAACGCGGCGACCTGCTACCGGATATTGACGAATACGCGACGAATATGTGGGGGTGACAATGGAGCTAATAAACATTGTTGTTAAATGTACTCAATCAAGCGTCGATTTTTTCACTGAAGGTAAAAAATATTCAGGTTTTATAAAGCATGGGTGCTTTGCTTTCATTCTACAAGACGATCTTGTATCTGATTTCGACGACGCCGACGCATGGCGATTAGTCCAGTATTTCCCGTCAAAAAATGAGTATTTTTTGCAGGGTCATTTTAAAACTCGGTTTAAGGTGGTAGAGAAATGAAAAACGAAATTAAAGATCTGCAAATAGATGTTCAACGTGACGAGCATGATTTAGCGACAGTCAGACGAATCCAGGCTTTTCACATGCAGGAATTACTTGCGCTGAAAGAGCTTGAAAGAAAACTGGTGCAAACCATTTCTGATCGCAAACGCCTTATTGCTCGCTATGGGGGCAAATAATGAATTTAGAATCCATTCTGAAATTCCACTTTCCCAAATCACCGCGATTATCAGGCGAAAGCCGGGGAACATCCCCGGATGCACTTAATACGACGGATGCGCTTACCGCCGCTGGTATGGCGCAATCGCGCGTAGAGCTTGGCTATAGTGCTTTTTTAGGGAAAATGGAGCTATCGCAAGCTGAAAAACACAGGGCCGTAATTTTGCTTACAGAGCGTTTAAGGGTTATGGCGAAAGATTACGAATACGTGATGGAATTAAATGAAGAACAACGCAATGATCTTATTATTCTTGTTGCCGTTTTCGCGTTTCGGGATTACTGCCAAAGTGCGGCTACCGAAAAGGTTTGCCCTAAGTGCGGAGGTAACGGGCTTTTACCGAATCCATATTGTGAATACACATCGACAGTTTGCTCGCGGTGCAACGGCAAAGGCTACGTTAAAAACCATTGCCAGAGGTGCAAGGGGCGTGGCGAAGTACCGGATAAAGCAGCCAGCGAAGCGGCGGAAATGCCAGTATTCAAAACGTGCCAGCATTGCGGCGGGCGCGGGTACTCGCGTTTCCCTGTAGATCTTGTCCGGCAGGCGGTTAATCAGCTTGTTTTCCAGGTAAGCCGATCAACATGGTGGAAGAAATACCGCGCTTTCTATGAAGACGCCATTGCTGAATTGTTCAAGGAAGAGGCGCGGGCTGATAACGAAATTAAACGAGTTACGCGGGGTGAATGATGGATAAACTGGAAATAAACGATCAGTTTGCCGTTATCTTGTTCGAAGATAAAACAGGCGGCGCATGGTGTAAGAAAGTCACTGGTGCTGAAGCACGCTTAATATTGGGTATGGCAAGCGCGTTAAATGATGGCGAATTGCCAGCCGTGCCAATTAAGCCAGTACATATTTACGGACGGAGTAACGACAATGAAAATACTTAACATTGAGTGGCTGTATTGCGAAAACTGCGACGACGATGGCATGGTCGTAAAAACCGAAAAAGGTTGCGGCCTCATGCTGTATCAAGGTGATAAATTCGTTTGTCCTCGCTGCGGCGGCGGTGGTGAGATAGAAATTGTTGATGATATTGCTACAGCATATAAGCCATCTCGCATTGCCCTTGATGAAAAAATAAAAATTCATCCTTATTTATTACAGCAAATTATCGATCACGTATCGGCAGCCGCAATCTATAGCGGTAACAATTATCAGCGAGAAATGAACGTCAAACGTGCGATTGAGCAGTATTTCGAAGGTGACGACAATGAAGCCTAAATTAAAAGAGCATGAATTTAGGGATCTCATAAACGGAATAACCGATAAAGCTAGGATGTACTCAAATGCGCAACAGTTAAGGGCGGTTATAGTTACGGAATTAATGAAATACATTGAGCCATGCGGACCAGGCGACGAAATGACTATGGATAAGGCCATCAAGCGCCGTTCGGCTGATTGGTCGGTTAGTAACACTGGATTAACCGGATACATTGAAGGCTATAACGACTGTTTACAGGATCATGGCAATGAAAAGTAACCGCAAGCGCCTTGTAAGGGCATACGATAAAGCATTAAAGGCTTTTGATGATCTGCGACACAATAAGCGCCAGCGCCGCAAATGGGCGCGTATGCTTGTTTATGAGTGGCATTATTCTGATGCTTTCATGGAAAGTGCGCCGCTATTAACACAGGAACAAGCCGACGAAGTAGCTAACGATAACGTTTATTATATGATGTGGTGATAATATGCAAATAATCATTGATTATCTTTGCCATGCTGCAAATACGCTTTTTGGTTTTTATCAACAACCATTCCTCAAAGAATGGGACGAAATGCTTAATGACATCATTGATAAAGGGTTAATAGTTGAGGTTGGCGAGCTAACGATAAAATTTAATTACGAAGGCAAAGAATATGATATATGGGTAGGTAACAGATGGTACGCATACGGGCATATTTATTCAATTGGCGGCAAATACATTAAACGTAGCCAGGAGTTCAGGCCGCGATTCCGCACAATGCGCCGCCTGCGTGACCTGCATATGAATATATTTGAAAATCAGGAAGCGTGTGAACTATTCAAAATCTACGGAGATAAATCATGGAACTAAAAATCTGGCAGGGTATCGACGTAGTTGATAATGAATTGTCTATGTTCGCCACTAACGGGAAACGCGTGGTGATCGCTACATGGACGCGCAACCATGATGATATAGCTTTTCGTCGCAAGGCTGCGGAGTGGCTTTTCTCTGATGAAGGCTACACGATGAATATCTCCCAGCTTGCCAGAATGAAGGATGAAAAGCTGGTTGATAGTTACACAACTGCATAGTGGGGCAAATATGTGTATCTATGAACACAAGCGGGATAAAACCCGCTTTTTTGTTCGTGCTGGCGTGGCTTACCAGTATCACGACTGCGGATATATCGAGGCGCTTGCTTACGATCTGGACTTCGAACAAGAAAAAGAATGGTTCGATTTCAAAATTTACCGGAAGCGTAAACCGACGCGCGACGAGCGACACGCTATCCGGGACTTTTTAATCAGCATAGACCGCTGGGAGACAGAGGAATGAGAGCGAAGAAAACAGCAGATCAGAAAGCGTTAGTTATCACTACAACTGATGTGTCGTTATTCACGAAGGGTGAAGAAATAGATCTTAAATTACTTTTCGGCATGTTTGAGCCACACGAAAAGCCGTGGTTCGTGCATGAAGACAAACAGGGAAATATGCGCGTAGTAGTGCCGGACAAAAACAGCGACATATTTTTTGCTATTCCAGACCCGTTACATGACGGTGAATTGCTGGCGGTATTGTTGATCGCTGATGCTGTTACTTATAAAGGGAAAGAAATATGAAAGTTAAATTCTTGCACGATCACGGCTACCCATCATTAAAACGCGTGGTAGGGGAAACGGTAGACGTTGTTCATTCTGATGATGTGACCTGCGTCATTTTGGGTAAAGACCTTATCGCTCACGGTGCTGATGATTACTACATTAACCCGGCGTGGTCATATACGTTTAGCCTTGGCGACTTCGTAGGCGATAAGGGGCGCGGCTTGCAAGTAGTCGAGGGTTAATATCATGGACGTTTACGAAGATTTATACCTTCAAACAAATACCAGCACTTTTTATTTTTTGAAAAACGGCGTCGTATATCGCAGCGATGACGGGGTAATAATGAAAGAGTGGCTATTTAAACGCAAAGACCTACTTGATGACCTGGTTTTTGCCGGGATATTCCGTAAACGTCCGGCTAACCTGGAAGAAGAAATGCTGATCGACGAGGTATTAAAATGAAAGTGAATTATTTCAGGGCAAAAGACAAGGCAACAGGAAAGCGGGTGGCTATCCTGGTTAATGAAGCAAATTATATGTTTGTTCTCCAGCCGTGGTGCATAGCTGACTATAACGATGATTATCGCCGTCACGCTGCGCGGCGGGCGGTCGGGATGAAAGGCTGGCAGCCTCGCGACATGCTTAATTACTGCGACTGGAATCTGATAGCAAAATACACGGTCGATTATAAAGGGGTTTTCTGATGCAAGTTAAATGCTCATACTCAAGCAATGACAGTGTTTTCACGATTGGGAGTATTTATGACGTTCACATCGTTTATGGCAATGAAGCACACACAATGAGTAATTGCCTTGCCTTGATTGATAATCATGACGAAATATGGGTATTCAGGCCGAGCTATGAAGGCGGTGAAATATCCGGTGTAGGTTTTGCTGCCAGCTTTGAACGTTATTAAAGGGGCAACAATGAAACATTTATATTTTGAGGTATTGCAGACGCGCGACCGCAATATTTTTGAAGAAGGGAAGATCTATTGCGGCGTTCAACTCCACGGCGCACCGGGCGGTGATGGTGCAATGGCGATAACTGGCGATGATGATAAAGTTTATTTCGCTTATGTTAGCCATATCAATAACGCCGCTGGTTTGTATATTTATCGCATAGTGCATGATTTCCGTGAGATCGCGGAGTTTTGCGCCCGCGAAGGCAGTAAACCGGAATAAGTGAGGTGCTATGAATCGGAAACATAGATACCAGTGCACATACTCACGATGCAGCGCGTTTTTTAAGAATGGCAAGATCTACGAGGTTGACGCGGCATTGGTTGACGCAAAGGATCAGGAATATATTCATGCCATTACTGACGACCAGGGGCAGTTATGGCGATTTTATAAGATGGGTTGTGGCACGGCGCTTGTTTATGCGCGTGCTGGTGGTGGTGCTTTTGCTGCGTTTTCGTATGTAGGGGTATGAAAATGATTTTAACGTGTAACGAATCGAAATTGGGCTGTTTTGAGGAAGGCGTACAGTACACGGCTGAAAAACCGATGGGATTGTCTCCTAAATTTCCGTTTATCGTCGTGACTGACACTTACGGTCACTTATGGTATGCAGGGCCGCTAGGCGGTATTGGTCGTTATGTTGTCCGTAGTTCGGATGGGGCGATGAAGGTTACTTTTACGGAAGAAACGTAAATGTGATCTGTATCACAAGGTTTACGAAATGGCATTGTTTCGGCAGTGCCATTTTGTTATAAAGAAGCTGAAGAGAGAACGATGCGGAGGGTAGAAAAATGAAACGCTGGATTAACAAAGAAGTCGAATCTCGCTTAAACGCATTTTGGGAGATGGTGGAGAAAGAAGACCCAGCACACGCTGCAAGCCCTTACCTGAACAACATCGAATATCACTACATTGCAGCAAACAACGCGGAGTTCGAAGAAGAAGGTGGAGCCGACAAGTTCGCACAAAGCAACGCATTCAACAACGCAAACGAAATGATGATGGCAGTCATCGAACAGGCAGAGGAAGACTACGAATGCAAATCACTTGAATTCGCACGTATGGCATAAGGGGGAAACCATGAACGCTAACGCTAAATATCCGGCCTGGGTTTTCGAACTGTACGCAAGATACTTTGAATTACTGGCACAAGGTGAAGAAGCATTAAGCATTGACGAGTACGCGGAGTGCTTAGGGTTTAAAGGAGACGAAGAAGCATAAAACACGGGGCCGGATGGCCCCATCAAATCAGAAGGGTGTAATCATGAAAAGCGCTAAATTTATTGCTTGCTGTTTTGTTGAAGTTCCTAACGATGATGTTTTCTGTAATTATGAATTTAAAGACAGCTTAGGCAGATCTCATGTTGTTGTTGGTAAGCGCGGCGACTGGTTATATATCACTGATGGAGACAGGATCTTCACTAAAAACCAGTTGTTAATAATAAAGGCAGAAAATGATGAAATACCAGTAGGTAATATGGGGATTATGAATTATCACGCTGGTTTATTGTTAAAGCACGATACGGTAAACAAAGCGCGTAGCTTACCTGGTGCGGAGTTTTAATTTATGGAAATAATCAAAATATGGCGCGGCAACAGTAAGGCTGACGGTGAGTTTTGCCGCGTCGTTCAATTCGTAAATTATGGTAGGTTTTACGAGCTACCTTATGACAAAAGGAAAGATGATTTCTATTTAAGCGAGTCAATCCCGGTGCACAGAAAAATAAAGGCGCTTAGGGGGTTATTGCGAAGTGGTTTTTATTCTTGCCCTAACCCATTAAACAATCCTGAACTGGTAGCTATTTTTTACGAAGGAGAATAGACAATGTCTAAATTTATCAGCGTTAAAGTTTTCCGTGGCACTTTACCGAACGAAGAAAGATTAGGACAATTTGCCGGGCAACCTAGTGCATGTTTCCGTGTAGCCACTGAAGACGATGCGCATGTTAAATGCTTCCACGTATCGGAACCGCCTTTTAATGCAGACCATCTTGAAGACCCGGATAGAATTAAAAGCCTAGTTTTTGCCTATCTGATGTTCCAGGGTATCGCTAATATGGAAGTGGAATTGCTTGGCGCTGAACTGGCGGCAGAATACAAAGTGACTGAAGGCGAAAACGGAGGGGTGGAAATTGAGCGCATCAAAATAAACCTTACAAGATCCGGTGTAAAGGCGAATACCATGGGTTTACGATTGGTTGCGAATACCTGGGCCACATTGGGTACGGCCCTTTCGGTGAGTTAGGGATGAATACGATGGACGACGACGGCGACAGCAGGACGCTTGATCTTGATTCTGATGATTTCGAATACATCCCTCCAGTTACTTACCGTGCCGTTGATGATTTCCTGGCTGAACATGAAGACGAGGGCGATGATGATTGAATGCCTTATAGCTGTGATTGTTTTGCTTTATATCGCTGGCGCTATCCTGATGTCTTGTTTTATTAAGTTTAGCGGAGCTGAACCTGGCGGCCTTGAGATTCCTTTTTGGCCTGTGACTGTGTTTATCGCTTTCTTCGACGCTACGGCAGGGCAGATCAATCGAGCTATTAAGGAGCGCAAGAAATGATTGAAGATGGGGTGTACGCAACAGTAGTAGACGGGCTGTTTTACCGCGTAGAAGGTGATGATATTCGCATCCGCGTTGGCGGTGGTGAGTGGGTAGCGCCAATCATTAAGACGACGCGAGAAACAATTAAAATATTTCTTGATGCTGGTGAACTGGTGAGGGTTAGCGACCTATGAACGAGATCGAAGATGGTATCTATTTGCATAAGGTATTTAACATCGTCTATTTACTTAAAGGTAATAAGGTGATGATAAGACCTGATGACGATCCACATTGGGAATCAAGCGACATGGATCGGCGGCATATGCAAATGTTGCTTGATAACGGCCTGATATATAGAAAGCCGTAAGCCGTATTTGTAGGGCGTAAACAAACAGATTAAAATATTTCCTAACAATGCGAAATTGTAATTACCCGGCCCCGCGCCGGGTTTTTGCTTTGTTGGAGGAAAATCTATGTTCGACAAAATACGGGAGGCGTGCGCGTATGTGACTGGGGCCGTAACTGCTTTTTTCGGCGCGATAACCATCAATGACATTGCCGTCTTTGTGGGTATCTTATCAACCGTAGGCACATTTGCCGTTAACTATTACTTCAAATCACAGGAGAACAAGCGAGCGCAAGAGGAACACGACGCGCGAATGGGGAATAAGTAAATGATTAGCCAATCGCTGAAAAACAAGATTATTGCTGCGGCGGCTGGCGGGGCGATCGCTATTGCGGCTGTGATGGTTAAACCATTAGAAGGCGTGGAGTACGATCCGTATCGTGATGCTATCGGTGTATGGACTGTATGTTATGGTCACACCGGAAAAGACATTATGCTGGGTAAAACTTACACGCAATCAGAATGCGATGCTTTGTTAAACAAAGATCTCCACAAAACCGCAAAAGCGATTGACCCATATATTAAAGTCGAAATATCAGATTTTACCCGCGCGGCGCTTTATTCATTCGCCTATAACGTAGGCGCTACCAACTTCAAAACATCAACATTATTGAAGCTACTCAATGACGGCAAGAAATCGGAGGCGTGCGCACAGCTTAAACGCTGGATATATGCTGGTGGTAAGCAGTGGCAAGGGTTAATTAACCGCCGTGATGTTGAATATGCCGTTTGCGAATGGGGTGAAACATGGACAAGGTGAAGACGTTAATCATCGCCGTTGTTGTTTGCATTATTGCCGGGCTTACCGCCGTAACGTGTTATTACCAGGGTGAGGCGGCAAGGTTACAGGAAGAAGTCACGGTAACGAAAGGCGCACTGAAAACGGCAAGTAACACTATTCAGCAGATGAAGGAGCGAAACGCCGAACTGTCAAAACTTGATAAGAGGTATCACGATGAGATTAAAGCTATCAGATCTGACATTGCCGATCTGCGCACTGGCATTGATAACGGTACTATCCGGTTGCGCGTCAACGCAATACCCGTGCGAGTGTCCGACCCCGCCGCGACCGCCAGCCGCATTGATGGAGCCACCTGCGAGCTTGATGCCACTGCTAGACAATCTTATCTATCCCTCAGAGAACAACTAAAAGAGAAAGACGCACAGATCACTGGCCTACAGGACTACATCAAAACTCAGTGTTTACGCAAAGAATAGCAGCGCGTGGACGTGTCGCCGTTTCTGTCAGCCAGCCATAACCGGGCCAATCCTTCCCGCGAGCGACGGCGGAATAGTCAAAAACACGTAATACCGGATCAACAGTCCCATTAACAGGTCAGGCGCTACCTGGGTAGAAGAAAGCGCCATTCACCAATTTTATAAAATTCTGGAAACGGTACTGATGAAGCGCCGTTTTCAGTGTTTTATAACTGTTTTCACTCCCTGCGGTGTCGAGTTTTGCGGGGGTTATATTTTTCAGAATAGGAGATTATTCTGATGGCTAAGGCTAAAGGCATTAAATTGCCTCAATTTAAGATCCCACTCTTTGAGCATACAACCGTTTTCTTTTGCCCGACCCGCGAGATGTTCTATGAATTTTGCGAAAAGGCAGGAATTCCGATTGAACCTGATTTCGAGTTGGCTGGAGGATTAACGCTTACTTGCACTGGCGAGAATGGTGGTAACTTCTACGTGATCGCAGTATTCAACAATGAGTTGGGAACGCTGGTCCATGAATGCGCCCACACTACATTCCACGTTTTAAGTGATGTAGGCGTCGTGGCTACCACGGATCCTACCCATCCGGCGAATGAGACTTACGCTTACATGGTAGGCCGTATCTTCGATGCGTTTTTCCCTATCCTAGCAGAATCAAACGAAGCACAGGTTGCAGCAATGCAGGCGGCAGAAGTCGTCGATCAGGCGCTGGAACAGGCAGAACAGCCGAAGGAAGAAGAAAAGCCAGCGAAGAAAGGTAAACGTAAGCCGAAAGCAAAAGAAGCGCTTGTACCGCGTGTTATGAGTTTTAAACGAGGCTGATTATGATTGCGTCAATACTAACTTTCGTCGGCGGGATGGCGGCTGGATTCATCCTTTGCCTGTTTCTGGTAGTTATGTCTATGCGAGACTGATTATGGACGCTTATTTATTTATCGGAATGGCGGCGGCTGTAATATTGTTTTTGTTGTGGAAGTAATGATTATGGACGCTTACATCATTGCCGGATTAATCGGCGTTTCTGTGTTTCTTGCTGGTTCTATTATAGTTGCGCTGATAAACGTATATATCAAGTATTTGGTGGGGTGAAAAATATGATTGACCCGCTAATTATCCTTTCTGCCTGCGTCGCTGTATGGCTGGCGATCATGATATTCATTGAAAGCTGAAGGTATCCACAATGAACGCATACGAAATGCTATTGCTGGTGGCTGTTATTACAGTTATTGCCGTAGATGTTTATCGGGAGTTTAAAAAATGAAATGGCTTGATTTCTTTTTCCTGATCGTTGCGATTGTTCTCACTATGACCGCGCTTGCTCAATAGGTGAAAGCATGAACGCTATTGATATTATGTTGATCGTGTGTACCGTTGCATTAGTTATTATTGGGGTGATTATCAATGTCTGATGGTGATTTCTTAATCATGGCTATATGCACGCTGTTAACTGTTATTGTTTTCTTCGCGTAAAGGTAAACAATGAAAGAATTATTCGATTGGTTGGAAGTATTAACATACTGTGCAAGTTTTGTTGCTTGCGTATATATCATCAATAAATATTGAGAGGTGAATTATGGCCCGCACTAAAAAGGCAAAAGCTGACGACAAAAAGCCAGCCGCAAAAAGGGTGGGCCGTCCGCATGGTTATACCGAAGAAAAGGCGTTAGAAATCTGTGAACTGGTGGCGGACGGTCAGAGCGTTAACAAAATTTCGAAGATGCCTGGTATGCCTACCCGTTCAACAATCCTGAAATGGTTTAGAGACGTGCCGGAATTCTCGGACATGTACATGCGCGCGAAGGAAATCGGCTTCGAGGTATTAGCTGATGAGATCCTCGATATAGCTGATGATGCTAAGAACGTTGATAAAGACCAACTACGCCGCCACCAATTAATGATTGAAACGCGTAAATGGTTATTGGCTAAGCTACAACCGCGCAAATACGGCGAACGCGTCACACAGGAGATCGTCGGTAACAAGGAAGAAGCACCCGTCCAGGTAGAAGTAAATCAGACTACTGTCCTTGAGATAATCGATAACCTGAATAAGGAGTACAATACTCATGGAGACTGCGACGACAAAGATTGACAGAGAGGTTCTAAGGGGGTTGTGTGTTAAAGGTTGTGCTCCCAAAGACATATCAGCACCTTTGTTTTTTAGTTCCTACTTTTATAAGCAACAGGTTGGCAAGGACTTTTTGGTTGGGCGTCATCACAGAATAATTGCCGATACGCTACAACGAGTTATTAATGGTGAAATCACCAGGTTGATAATCAACATCCCACCGGGCTATGGCAAAACAATGATTGCCACAATTCACATGATGGCCCGCTGCCTCGCAATAGAACCCCGCACCAGATTCCTGCATGTATCGTATTCACACGGACTCGCCTTGCTTAATTCCTCAGAGACAAGAAACATAATCACGATGCCGCAATATCAGGAATTGTGGCCTAGGCAAATGCGCAACGATTCGAACGCGAAAAACCTGTGGTGGACCACTCAGGGTGGCGGCGTGTATGCGACGTCATCGCTTGGACAGGTGACAGGGTTCCGCGCCGGGTACATGGAACCTGGGTTTAACGGCGCAATGATTATTGATGACCCCCTGAAACCAGCTGACGCTTATTCTGATGTGGTGCGAAAGCAGGTTAATACCAATTACAACGACACGCTTTCTTCGCGCCTGGCTGTGCAAACAACGCCAGTGATCGTCATCATGCAGCGTATCCACTACGATGATTTATCCGGCTACCTGTTACGTGGCGGTAGTGGTGAGAAATGGCATCACCTTTGCCTGCCAGTGAAGATCGACAACAGTCTTGACTATTGGGATCTGTACCCGGAAAACAAATTCGCTATTCCTGTTCCTCACAACCTGCCGGATGGCTGGCTATGGTTGCATAAGCATAGTGATAAAGATGAATCAACTCTTAAATCACATCGCCGAACATTCGAAGCTCAATATATGCAGTGTCCGCGCAAGTTCGATCAAGAGGGCGCATTGTGGACTGAAGCGATGATAACCGCCGCGCACAGGATGCAGATAACGCAGGAGAAAATTCGCACGGTGATAGCCATCGACCCGGCGACAACATCATCTGATGAGTCAGACGAAACAGGGATTGTAGCCTGTTCCGCTTATGGTGGTGGCAAGAATGCTCAGTATTCAGTAGACGGTGACTACTCAGGACGCATGTCACCTAATGACTGGGCGCAAGCAGCAATGAACGCCTACAACATCCATGAAGCTGACGCGATGGTTATCGAAACCAACCAGGGTGGTGATATGGCAGAGGCCACGCTACGTAACGCCGGATTCAAAGGCCGCATTGTTAAGGTGCACGCAAGCAAGGGTAAATTCGCCCGCGCCGAGCCAATATCGGCACTGTATGCACAAGGAAGGGTAGCCCACACTGGCAGCCTGTACACGCTGGAAAATCAAATGATGGAATATGTGCCAGCTACCGCTAAAAAATCACCTGACCGCCTCGACGCTATGGTGTGGGGTATCACTGAATTAAGCCAGCCACAGGCAATGGGCCTTATGTTACCTAAGCGCCTGCGCGGATTTTAAAAACCATCCCACAAATCCCCCGCAAGTTTTTCTATTTTTCGCGTAGAAGCGCGTAAACATGTATTCAGGAGTAAACATTATGCCATCCAATTTAGAATTGGCGGTTAATGCTGCCTTGTCTCAACGCCAGGCGGCCTTTGCCCGCTATGCAGCCGCTAACCCATTCTCAATGGGTATTGATGCAAAACGTGATGCTGCGTGGAGTGAATACGGATTCAAAGAAGAAATCACCTATGCCGATTTATACAAACTGTATCGTCGCGGTGGTATCGCTCACGGTGCTATTGAGAAGATCATTACTACGTGCTGGCGCACCAGGCCAACGCTGATTGAAGGTACGGAAGACGAGAAAGCGGAAAAGGAAACTTCGTGGGAAAGAGAAATCAAAAAACGATTCGACAATAGATTCTGGCGCGTAATTGCTGAATGCGATCGCCGCCGCCTCATCGGTCGTTATGCTGGACTGTTAATTCACGTCAGGGATAACAAGCCGTGGGATCAGCCAGTAACAAAAGGCGTAGGCATTGCCAAATTTACCCCCGTATGGGCTGGTGCTCTTACACCGAAGGACTTCGAAGAAAACCCGGATAAAGAAAACTATGGCCTGCCTACATGGTGGGAATACAAGGAGCGCATTAACAGTAAGACCATAGCAAGAAAGATACATCCAGATCGCATATTTATCTTCGGTGATTATTCTGATGATGCCATCGCTTTCCTTGAACCGTCCTATAACGCATTCGTTTCACTGGAGAAAGTGGAAGGCGGCAGCGGTGAATCATTCCTGAAAAACGCAGCACGTCAACTAGCTATCTCGTTCGATAAAGAAATTGATTTCCGTTCTCTGGCTGCAACATACGGTTGCGACGTTACAGAGCTACGCGAAAAATTCAATGAAGCGGCAGAGGATATAAATAAAGGTAATGATGTGATGATGGCATTACAGGGAGCTACCGTTAGCCCGCTGGTTACTGCCGTAGCAGATCCTTCCGCTACCTATGACGTCAACCTGCAAACCGCAGCCGCTGGTATCGATATTCCAACGCGTATCCTGGTTGGGAATCAGCAGGGCGAACGCGCATCAACCGAAGACCTCCGCTACTTCAATAACCGCTGCATGACCCGCCGTGAGGAAATAGGAGGTGAGCTTGAGGAGCTATTCCGCAAGATGGCAGATCTCCGCCTTATCAGTATGCCAGTAGACGTATCTGTACTGTGGGACGACCTTAACGCCATGACAAAAGCAGAGCTACTCGACGCGGCATACAAAATGGCACAAATCAATCAGGCATGTCTCGCTACTGGTGAGGAAATATTCAGCGGTGACGAGATCCGCGAAGCTGCCGGATACGATGGCCCGGCTAGTGAGGTAGAACTGGAAGAGGAAAACGATGATGAATGTGAAGAAGATAATCAGGCGAATACCTCCAGCCGCGATAATGCCATCTAACACCGAAGACCCGACCATGACAGGGAAGTTAAGGTCTGGTGCTATTAAGCGTTTCAAATCCTGCCTGAAAAAAGTAGCCGATCCATATATCGCCATATTGGACAGAATCCAATATAGCCTGGCTGTTAATAAGAAATACACCTTTCAGATTTACATGGATGAATTTCACGACATGCTGGAGGACGCAAGCGACATGATTGATGAGATATTCGAGTTAACAGACACGGAAAACTTCTGGTTCTGGCAGAATTACGTGAAGGTGGCCTATCAGCGCGGCACGGCACAGGAATATGCCAACCTCGCTAACCAGTCTGTCACGTACTCAAGCGCCTACCCTGATGTATCTGCCGTGTTATCAAGCACAACTTACCGCACCCGCCTTGCCCTGGTACGTACCCGTGTATTTGAGGAAATGCGCGGGCTGACCGCACAGATCAAAAAGGATATGGCAAGAAGATTAACCGAAGGTATGGCACGCGGTTTAAATCCACTGGAAATAGCGCGCACATTGAATCAGGAGACGCGGTTACCGCTATACAGGTGCAAACGTATTGCCCGAACTGAAATATGCACAGCGTTACGCACAGCGCGTATGGATGAGGCAGAAGCGGCGACAGAAGAATTTAATCTGCGCACTATGCAAATGCACATTTCGGCATTATCACCGACTACCAGGCTATCGCACGCGCAGCGGCACGGTAAAACATACACCATAGATGAGCAGCGCGAATGGTGGAGTAGATCCCCTAATTCAATTAACTGCAAATGTAGCACGATTACCGTATTAGTTGACGAAGACGGTAACATATTAAACGAACGAATATTAGATCGGGCGCAAGAAAACTATAAAGTTGCGCACGCTAAATATGGCGAAGATTGGGAGTAAAAACCGTGAGTAAAGAATTAATTCAGGTTAATACCAAATTAACCGCTAATACCATACGCCGGGAAACGTATAACGGGCGGGAACATATTGTTGTTCCGTCCTACACGTTACCCTTTAACATCGTAATGAACCGGGAATATTACCCGGAAGCTGAAATTATCGCTAATTACCAGTCACTGGAGGGTACGCTTGCCCCGCTGGGCCATCCTACCGTTGACGGTAAATTTGTTTCAGCATTTAGCCCGGAAGGATTAAACACGGGTTTTTGTGGTGCGTGGAACAGAAACGTTGAGTTACGCGGCAACCGTGTTTATGTGGAAAAATGGGTGGATGTGGAAACCGCCAGCCATTCAAGCCAGGGCCGCGAATTATTAGCCCGACTGGAAGCACTGGAGAAAGGAGAAAGCAAAGATCCTATCTGGTCGTCCGTCGCTGTATATCGCCAGCGTATGCCAGCCACCGAAAAAATGAAAGCCCAGGGTGCTGACCATGTAGTGAAAATCATGTCGATCGACCATGACGCTATCTTGCTGCATGAGCCGCCAGCCGCTTCGCCGGAACAGGGCGTAGGCTTAATGGTTAATACCGACCAGGCGAAGCCGTTAATGGCGGTGGCAATGAAAGAAAATAGCTATCGCACACTTGAAAAACAGTTAACCGCTGCCGCGCGGGAAATGTTCCCTGACGCTGATTACGTATACGTGGTGGACTTCACTGATAGAGAGGTGACGATCGCCACTAATGAAAACTGTGCGGAAAGATACAACTACGAAAAACAGGCTGATAAAATTATTCTCAATAATGGCGAGCTTGCAACCAACGAGGAAAGTAAATCCTGGTTTACGCAGTTCGCTGAACACCTTTCTAATCTTTTCTCCCTGAATGAAAAAATTAAGGCCAATAAATCGGAGGACGATCCCATGCCTTTGACCAAAGAAGAACGCGCCGAACTGGTAAAAGAAATTAACGAAGGCTTATCCGCCAATATCGCTAATGCAGTAGCAGAGACATTAAAACCAGTACAGGCAAGCGTTGAAGAATTACAGACCAATCAGAAAGCGATTAAAGAAGAGATCGCAGCAAACGCAAATAAAGAAGAAGCAGAAAAACGCGCCGCAGTAGCAAAAGTACACGGCGAAATTGTTGCTAACGCATTAAGTGGTGAAGCGTTAGACGCAATGTTTAAATCCCTGGGTAAAGCAGCACCAATGGCAGCAAACTCAGCCGCTGGTGGAAATAAACCTGCCACCCCTGACATTAACAACTATTTCGCATAAGAGGTGAATTATGGCCCGTTTTCGTCGTGTAAATATTGACGGCAAATCCGTTACTGAAACAGCAGTATCTGCCGCAGCACTTAAGCCGGGTACTCCGGTAAAAATGGCGTCTGGTAAATTCGCTGCCGCAACTGATACCACAGGACGTATTTATGTTGTTAACCCGGCATACCATGAAGGTTTAGGCATTGAAGATGCGATCCCGGTTGGTCATTCCGTGGTTGCTGACTACGCAGAAGAAGGACGTGAATTTGCGATTCTGCTTCCTGAAGGTGCTTACACCAAAGACGCTGCCATCACCATTGGTGAAGGTGGCTTTAAATTGGTTACATCTGATGAACCTGTTTTCGCTTTCTGCCAGGAAACTGTAACCCTTGAAGCGGCTGATTTTGTACGTGTCCGCGTTGCATAATAATAAGAGGTGAAAAACTATGTTGTTTAATAAACACAACCTTGCTACCAACAGCCGCATTCGTGCCCAGTGGGATCACCTTTGGGCGCAGCGCAACATGTTCAATGATCAGGACGGCGCTCTTATTGCCGCAAATATGGCAAACATGACCGCTGACATCCTGGCATGTAATGCCGTTGGCGGCTTCGATCAGGAGTTCTGGAAAGCTGTCGATAACCAGATTATCGAAATGAGCACCGAAGAGACTGGTATTGAAATCGTAAACGATTTGATGGCTGTGCAAACCGTATTGCCAATCGGTAAAACCGAGAAAATGTACAGCGTATCCGGTGATATTAACGATGAAGTTGTCGTTAGTATCGATGGTCAAGCCCCGCATGGCTTCGATCACACTGAATATGGCAGCGATGGCGACCCGATCCCGATGTTCGCAGCGGGTTACGGTGTCAGCTGGCGTCATTCCGAAGGTCTGAAAACTGTTGGTATTGACCTTGCACTGGATAGCCAGCGCCTGAAACTACAAAAATTCAACAAGGCCCGCGTTGATTATTACCTTAACGGTAACGCAAAAATCAACGTCAACGGTAAACCTGGCCAGGGTATTAAAAATCACCGCAATACCCAGCAACTAGTCATGACCTCCGAAGATCTCACCACTGACGGATTCGATGCTCTCATCAAATTCTTCACCACTGGTGCATTCGGTGTTATGGCCCGCAACAACCGCGTTGACCAGTATGATCTCATGTGGGTGTCACCTGAAATTATGGCTAACCTGGCAGCGCCGCACATTGCAAACGGGACTGTCGTAGGCAGTGTTCTGAATATCGTTAAACCGTTCATTCCGGTTAAAGAAATCCGTCAGACCTATGCACTGAAAGGCAACGAGTTCATTGCCTATCAACGCCGCCGCAACGTCATTACCCCGCTGGTTGGTATGACTACTGGCGTAGTGCCTCTGCCGCGCACCATGCCTACCGATAACTACAACTTCAAAATCATGTCTGCCGAAGGCTTACAAATCACCTGCGACATGCTGGGCCGTTCCGGTGTTGTTTACGGTCACAAATAATTTCGTATTTCCTGTAACTCCCCGGCGCGATGCCGGGGATTTTTTTTTGTATGTGGAGCAAACAAAATGGTCACTACAGAACAGGCGCGGGAATATCTTGAAAGCCAGGGTATTGACCTGCCAGACATTATCTTATCTTTGCTGGTGGAGCAGGCAAATAGCGTTAATGAATGCCTTGATGCCAACTATCCGGCCTCCACTGCAACATTGATTCAGCTTTATCTGATTGGCCTGTTAGGACTAAGCCAGGCTGATAAATACGTTTCCTCGCAGACTGGGCCGAACGGTGCGAGTCAGTCATACCGCTATGTCGATTTCAACAAACGATGGAAGGCGGCCTATTCGTTGCTTTACTCCATTGATAAACATCACTGTACAGCCGAACTGATTCCAGCAGATCCAGAAAACACCGCGCACGCAGGGCTTTGGATAGGTAAAAGTGGGAGGATGTAACAATGTGGAACGACCTGACATTACCGGATCCGTTATTGCCGAAACTGTTTACCCGCGTATGGGTGAAGACAGACACCGGGCGACAGGTAGCCGCCTACCTCAATGATGCTGGCGAATGGGTAATTCTTTGCCCGCGCGTGGCGAAAACCCATCCGAAAATTGTTAAATGGAGCTATGGCTATGAGTAAGATCGCGAGATTCAGTTACAAGGCATTAGCCACCATTTACCCCGTAACGCGTGACGACTGGACAAACTCCGACGTATACGGTGCGCCATACCTGGTAGATTGTGCATGGGAGCGTACTGACGGAACCGCAACAGACGCAAACGGGAATGAGGTTAGCAACACGATAACCGTATATACCGAACTGCTTCACAAGATGCAGCCAGTGCAGCTCCCTGAAAAAGGATGGATGCTTGCCACTGGTGACACTACTGCTATTTCCGACCCGCTGGCGGCTGGGGCCAACTTTATAACCGGAATCGTTGAATGGGACATGAGCATGTTTAACGACACGCCGGATTATAAGATCGTAACAGGGGGTTAATTATGCCTATTAAGGGCGTTAAACGCGTCAGGGAGCGATTGAAGCAGGAGCTAAAGGAAATTACAGACAGAAAAACGCACGATGTATTATGGCGAGTGGGGCTTGTTGCTGGTGGATTTGCTGCAAATATGACGCCGATCGATACTGGTTTTTTAATTAACAGTCAATTCCAGTATATAGGTGACACTCCTGAGGGTATGCAATTACGTCTGGGTTATACCGCCCGCTACGCTGAATGGGTGCATGACATGCCGGGCACATTAAAAGGCCAGCCGCGCGAACATTTCGGTAAAACCAGAGAAGGCGTCGAATTTGGCGGCGGTACTGGTAAGGGTAATTACTGGGATCCGAACGCGGAGCCTGAATTTTTGCGCAAAGCATTCGAGGAACCAGATAACGCAGACGATATTTATAAAACGATTATAGAAGGTTACAAGACATGAAACGCAGCGAGGTTTACGACGAAATAAGGGATTGGATTAAATCCCACGGGTACGACGAAGGTTATATTTTGCAGGCCCGTTTCTGGAATGAGCGATCCAATTCGAATAACAGCAGATATATTGTCATACAGCAAAACGGCGGCGCGGCGGGAGAAGAGGCGATAACCCGTGACTATTTTCGCATCCTGGTTATTTCAGCGCGTAACGATGCAAATATTAGTGAAGTGGAAGACCTCGCCGACGCAATACGTCAAAGTATGATAACCGAGTATAAAACTGATAAAATTACACACATGAAGCCAGTTGGCGCTATTCCCGCAATGCAGACGAGAGAAGGGCGCTTTATTTTTACCGTAGCTTTTCAAACCATAATATCCAGATAAGAGGTAACTAAACATGTCTCAGACTTGCGAAAAAGGCACGTTTACAGGCCGTGACGTTGCTGTATTCTTCGCTATCGCTTGTCCAAATGCGAAGCCGGAAGCTGAAGCGTACAAAGCGTTAGGCATGATGCGTGGTAAAACACTTTCCGTTGAATGGGAAACCGCTGACGCCACCGCCGATAAATCAGCCGATTACACGAAAGAATCAATGGTTACTTACAAATCCGTTTCTTTCTCCGGCGACGGTGTGTCCCGCACTGAAGAAATCCATAATCAGAAAGCGCTGAAACGCCACGTAATTACGCCAGGTGAAACCACCGGATCACAACCTTATGTATGGCTGAAGATCGTTTCTCCTGTAGACGTAACTGAAGGCCCATTCCTTTGCACTTCCTTTAAAGAAGAAGATCCGCATGATGATGTTTCCACCTGGTCTATTGAGTGCGAAAGCGCTGGCAAGGTAACGGTAGGCGACGTTCCGCCAGCATAACAGCCAATATTAACAATCGGGGCCATTTGGCCCCTTTTCTTTTAAGGTGAATACTATGATCCATGTTCGTACAGGACAATTTGCTGCCGTGGTGAACGGTAAGCGCTATGAGTTTAATCCTTGCTTTGCTGCGATGGCTAAAATCGGCAACGATAGTGAGCTTGTCGAATATTTCGCACTTATCCACGGCGGCAAATATCCATCACGATTGCCAGCAGATCCAGACCTACGCAATCGCATTCTGGCGCGGTGTTATGGTGAAATAGTTCAGACATCAATGCACATCCTGAAATGTTGCTCAGACGACGAAATAGGCCCGTTATTGGGCGAATGCTGGTTTACTCCTTCGGGTAAGTTAAAGTTAAAGCCCGGATTAATGCCGATCGAGGATATCATCACGCTTGCGCAGCACTGCATGTACCACGGTCTTATTGGTGATGGCCCGGAAGAAGAGTCCGGGGAAATCCCGGAAGGGGAATATAAGCCGACTTTTAACGTCCTTGAATTCGTCTATTCTGCCGTTGCTCACCTGGGCTTGTCAGAATCGGAAGCATGGAATATGACAATGACCGGATATAGGGCCGCTGTACGCGCTAAAACGCCGCCAGACGAAAGAAACGAGAAAAGCAAGCCAAACATTCACATAAATAAACGTGCTTATGACGAGCAAATGGAGGCCGCTAAAAAGGCACTAGAAAGAATGAAAAATCGTGAGCAAGAAAAGCCCGGTAGATCCGGGCGTTTTGCTAATTGAAATCTTTAATTGCTGTACCTGGTGAACTGTGTGTGATTGTATTGTATACAGACTTTGCCTTACTGCGATCTTTCCATTCTTTTAGGATGCAGTTATCAAACTTTGCGATAACCCTTGAAGGGGATAATTCTTCAACATCCATGTAAGTAAATCCTATCGTGCTGGTTACTGAATACCATACGTGATAACTATAATTACCGTCATGCTCGATTCTTTGTGGTTCCCCCATTATTTTATTCACTTGCTCACAAGTCATTCCAACTTGCAAATTTTTATCAGCTAACTTAACGAAATCAGTTGATCTTGCGCACCCTGTAAGAGCTAAAGCCATAACACCAATGAGAACCGCTTTGATTATTTTTTTCATGATTTACCCCTTAATTCCAGTTGCAAGCGTTTTTCACTTTGTCGATGTGGTTATAAAGACCATCAATGTTAAACACTGCTTTCTCAATGTCGCCAGCTTCCGGCACTACTTCAATGATGAATTGTTTTTCGTTAACCAGTTTTTTAATCATTGGGATGGCTTTTTTGCCGTCCCATAATCCAAGAGCTTTATAATTAGTTGACCGCCACCACTCAGTAGCTACAGCTTTGTGAACGCCGATCCGGTAGTTAATATAAGTAGTGTCCCCGGCGTCAGTTACATGGTGTGACCATGCTACGAACATTTTTGTTTTATTACCCTGGCAAGCGATTGTTAATACCGGTTTATTCTTATCCTGTGCCTTCAGTGTCGGGAAAGCATCAAGACTTCCGCTGAATTGTTCTGCTTTCACAAAAAGGAATACGTTTTTTGCGTCCTGCATATCATCTTTTCTTTCAACTACAAGCCACTGTTTACCAGCATTTTCTTTTTCTAACTGTGCATCGTATGCGGCTTGTTTTGCTTGTTGTTCTGCAAGCCATTTAGCATTTTTCTCTGCTAATGCTTGTTGCTCTTGATTGGTCACTATAGGCGCTTTTTCATTATCCTCATTGCAACCAACCAGACCCAATACCGCCGCAATCATTGCCACTTTTGCTAACCGTTTCATAACCCACCACGCTAACTTGATTTACTGACCATTCCCTTTAGCTTCCTTATACAAAATGGAGTCGTTGAAGTAAAGCCATTTTGTATAAAATAGATACACAGATCACATTTTTGCATGAGGTTAAATCATGGCTACCAGTGTAGGTACAATTTATTACGAAGTTGATGCGAAAACTGGTCAACTTCTCGTTGCACAACGACAGGCAGACCAGGCCTTTGATCGTATAGAGCGCGGCGCAAAACAGGCTGACCGCCAGGTAAACACCCTGAAAACATCCATCAAGGCACTGACCAGGGTTATCCATCTGCTAATTGCTGCGGAGGCTGTGCGCCAATTTATGGATATGGCGGAGCAAGCAAAAATGCTTCGCGTAAAAATCAAAATGCTTACGGGCGATGCGGAGTCCGCCGGACGGGTTTTCGACGGCCTGAAAGCAATATCCAGGGAGACGGGGCAGAGCCTGAAAGATACTGGCGAATTATGGCAAGGCCTGGCTATCTCACTAAAAAACACCTCCGCTACGGAAGGGCAATTGCTTAACCTGGTTGGCACTATTCAGAAAATGGGTGCATTAGGCGGCGCGTCAGCGGAACAGATGTCTAACTCAATGCGTCAATTCCGTCAGTCTATCGACGGCGGTGTTCTTCGTGCCGAAGAATTTAACAGCCTGCTTGAAAATACGCCGACCATCGTACAAACAATGGCCCGCCATATGGGATTATCAATGGGCCAGTTCCGCGCCGAAATGCTGGACGGCAAGATCACGGCTGAAAGGATGGTTAACGCAATACAGGCGGCTACGCAGGAAACAAACGATAAGTTTGCTCAGTTGCCGCGCACATCCGGCATGGCTATCAATGAGCTTAAAGTAGAAATTATGGGCCTTGTTGAGCAGTTGGATGATCTTTTTGGCGTGTCAGATGGCGTTGTTTCAGCTATCGACTTGATCACGAAAGGCGTTAAAGGGCTTGGCGATGGCGCTAAATTCGCTAAAACCTGCTTCGACACACTCAAAACGGCTGGTAGCGAATTTATCGACATGTTTGATGATGTGGCTGTTAAGGCTGGAGAGGTGGCCGAGAAGATCATCGCAATGGTGACGCCAATCAAGGCACTAATGGATGCCTACAAATGGATGAAGGAGGTCGTAGGAGAGCAAACCGACGAATATAACAGCAACTACGAGAAGAAATACGGTAAGACCGTTGGCAAGGTCATGCAACTACAGGATGATCTGACCGCAGCAATCCAGGCTACAGAAGAAGCAAGGAAAAATGAACAGAATGCCGCCAATGACGGAGCGATTACCGGATTCGACAAGCCAGTAGACAAACCGAAAAAACAGAAAAAAGAGAAGAAATCTGAAGCTGATCGTCTTGGCGATAAAGGTATAAGCGTTTCTGACCAGTACAACAAAGACGCCGCCGCTATGCGCAAAGCGTTAGAGAGCGGCAAGGCCATTGATGCTGCATTCGCCCAGGGTAAAATCACTCTCCTTGAGTACCGCGCCGCGCAAAAAGGGATAGGTAAGGAACTAAAGGAAGAATTAGCACAAATTCCGGTAGAGGAATTGCGCGACAAATGGGAGCAAATAGTAAGCCCGATGGATCAGCTAAAGGGCGAAGTAGACCCTATTCAGCAGGTTCAAAATGAATGGGCCGTCCGTAAGCAAATGCTTATCGACCTGGGCGTGACGGAAGCGCAACAGAAACAGGAACTGTTAGCCTATGAGCAACAGATCCGCGATCTGAAGTGGGAGCAATGGCAGGCGCAAAGCGACACAAACAGCCTTATCGGTGATTGCGTTAATGGCCTTAAAGGTGGTATGAGCAATGCACTTGTTGGCCTGTTAAATGGTACTCAATCATTGAGTGATGTTTTTGCTAACTTAGGCAGCAATATCCTCGGGAATATCGGTAACAGGCTTTCAGACATAGCTGCAAACTGGATAGCAGATCAGATCATGATGGAAACGCAAAGCAAAGCGACTCAGGCAAGTACCACGGCGGGCGCGGTAGCGGCGCAAGGCCAGATTGCTGCGGCGGCGGCCCCGGCGGCGGCGGCAACAGCGGCGTCAACTGGCGGCGCATGGGCGGCGGCTGGTTCTGCGGCACTCACTGCGATCATGTCGCTGGCTACGTCAATTTTTGGCGGCGGTCGCTTTAATGGTGGTAGCGTCATTGGTGGCAATATGTACCGTGTAGGGGAACACAACAGGCCGGAGCTATTCCAGACATCTAACGGAAATCAATATATGATCCCTGGCGAGAATGGCAGGGTTATTCCTGGTCGTGACATTGGCGGTGGCGGCGGCATTAGTATGCCTGTCAATATCAACATTCAGACCACAAACGGATTTAGCGACGAGGACAGCCGCAGACTTGAGCAGACAATGGAACGTGTAGCAATGAAAATGATAACAAGGGAATCACAACGACCAGGCGGAATATTGCAACCTCGCCGCAAATAAACAAAACCCCGGCACAATGCCGGGGCTATCTTTATTCAATTTCATCATTTTTAAATTCGCCGTTTGCATAAAGCTGTAATGCGCTTATCAGTTCGTCAGCTTGCTTTTTGTCTATTACAATCATCTCGCAGTCGCTAACGTTCCATAATCTTCCATCATCTTCAACACTAAGATCAATCCTTCTGCATTCTTCAGTCTCATGAATAATCATTATAAACCTTCATTATGTTATTAATTTTAGTGAATAAATTTACTCAAATCTTGTATACCCTCTTTCAATTTTCCCTCCGTGTACACTTCTGGCAAATACCGCGTCAGTATACCTAAAAAATGGGCATGTATATGTATCACCTTTACTATCCATCCATTTTAGCACCCATGCCATACGTTTTACATTGCTTTTATTTGCCGGGTTTTTCATTTTATTTTCCTCCGCAAATTACAATCTTCCGTTTCTTGCTATATAGCTGCGAGAAAACATTACCAACCAAATATTCCAGATCTCCCTCCAGGTGAATTTATCGTCCTCCATACCCACCTCACTTATGGCAACCGCGAACGCCAGACAATTCATTGAATTTATGGTGTTCAACAATCACCCACTCCTTCAGATCCTGGCTATAGACTCGCCAGTCTAAATTGGCGCGGAAGGCGTAGCCGTAACCGTCTTTCAATTTTTTGGGTGACGCATTCTTGTTTAAAAACGCGTTCAAAAGTTCCTTTGCTTTTTTGACTACATGCCCCGGCGCGTTTTTCTGTGCTTTCAGATTTTTGTCAATCGCTACCAGTTTCATAACTCACCCCATCATCCTTAGTTAAGTGCCTTCAGGAAGAAGTCCCGGTATTCATCTTCTTTTGCATTCATCATGAATTGACCGTATTTGAATGCGTCGTCGAAACCCTTAACGATTGCTATTTCCACTTGTTCGAATGCGTTGTTTAGCATTACCACTACATAGCGTTTCATTTTGGGCCTCCTTCGTTGGTACTGCTTTTCTTCTTGCTTTCTGTATACATCTTGTTGCGAACTATGTGAAGCCATATTGTAAACTAGCTATAATCATTGTACTGAAGATCTCATTTTCGCGTAGAAGCGCGTAAAGATATATACAAAATGTAACTTATGGGGGTTTTATGCCGGAAGTTTTCAGATGGACGCCGCAAAGAAGCTACAGCGTGACCAGGGAGCCAAACGTATCTGTCATTAAACTTGGTGATGGGTATGAACAGCGCCAGGCGAAAGGGATCAACACATTGCTTGATAGCTACACCCTGGTTTTTAAAGGCAGTAGCGCAGGATGCGGTGATGGTGGGAACGTGGCGATCCAGGCAGAAGCATTCTTGAGGGCGCGCGGCGCTAGCGAGGCTTTTTACTGGTCGCCGTCTATGGATGGCGTGCAAAGGCTTTTTGTTTGCCGTAGCTGGAGTATGACAAAGGACGGGCCTGTATACACGCTAAACGCAACGTTTGAGCAAGTTATTAATTAGGGAGGGGATATACCTTATTTTTGTGTAGTGGAGCGCACTGGCGCTTTTACATTGTTCGCCGACTATGAAATTAATGATCTTACTGTCCGGGCTGATAACGGTGAGACGTGGTATCTTCATGATATGGGTGATGGATATATCGGCTGTACGACTTGGGATGGCAAAGAAGTAGCATTTCTATCCTACGATTAAAAAAAAAACACCCCGCCACGGCGGGGTTTATAGTGTCGATAGCAGAATGCATGACAATCCAATAATGATAATGATCATTTCCAGAACGTAATGTTCGCACATCTCATAACGCCCCCTTCAAATATGTCAATCCCTTATCAGTGACGAATGAGTGATTAACCTGGTTTTCATCCGTCATGATGATAAATAACTTTTCCTGTAGGTATTTCGCTTTAGGGTACAGCGTTAAGCAGACCTGGTACAGTATCCCGCGCTCAATCAGCAAATCAATAAATTCGTGTTCATGATAACCGATGAGGCGGGCGGCCTGTTTCAACGTGTACACATAATCACCGTGATTGCGCCGCCCCATGTTGCCGCCTTATTTATCGAATGCTGAAAGGTTATCGATACAGAAATCTTTCGCCGCTTTTTCGTATTCGCGTTTTGCTTCTGGATCGTCAGCCGGGAAACCTTTTGCGTGTATTTCACCAGGGCAAGACTGGTCCATAGAATCTGCATAATAAGCAGTGAAGCTACCATTAATATCTTTCGGGTTCATATCTTCCACCTTATCCGGTATTTGTACTGGAGTAATTTTGAATTCTCTGGCGCGACCGAAGAATCGAACGAGTTTTTCTCCTTCCTCGACCGCCATTTCGTAACTGTCATGCAAACCGTAACCTTCCCAATCATCACTACCAGCCATCCAGACATCAAGACGATACTTTTGCATTTTGCTAACCCTCATATTTGACAGGTTCGATCTGGTATCCCAAAAGGCGGTCATCCTCAGCAAGTAAAAGCGCGTCAACCAATGCTTCACCCTCGTCGTCATACAGGGCGATAACCTTTTCCCTACCGTCTGTCATGAATACCGTCAACTTCCATAGCTTTTCAGTCATAACGCACATCCGCGCCATTTTGTTAACCATGCTTCCGTTTGAGTAAAATATACATATTGTAAAAACCATGATCAATCCATTTTGGTGTGATTTAGCGTGACGCATATCACAAAATGACAAGGTGAGAAAATGCGCAATATTCCGAGAGAGATGATTATTGATTCCGTCGATGCCGGAGTTGGCGCGGTCATTGACTTATTTGAACTGGACCTTACTCCCCTGGGAGGCGAGGTTATCCGCTTCCATTCCGGCGCGAACGGCTATTACGGCCAGGTTATCTGGAAGGGAGTAGCTTACAACAGCTACCCGATCGAGGCGACGGGCTTCGAAATGAAAAATGAGGGTGTTTATTCACGGCCTCAAATGGTTGTAGCCAATATCGGCGGACTCATTACGGGGATGAACAACGATTTTAACGACCTTAGAGGAATGAAGGTTACGCGCCGCCAGGTGGAGGTGAAATATCTTGACGCCGTTAACTTCCCTAACGGTAATCCAGACGCAGATCCATCTATTGAGGCTGTATCTTTTTACGTCATTGAAGCAATGAGCGAAGAAACAGCGGATCAGGTGCAGTATGAACTGTCAACGCCAATTGATGCAGATAAAGCTGTCATCCCTGGGCGCACCATCCTTGCTGACGTTTGCCAGTGGCAATACAGAGGCGACGGGTGTATGTACGCTGGCGGACCAGTAGCAAACGATAAAGACGAGCCGACAAGCGATCCTAAAGCCGACAGATGTAGCCACCGTCTGAGCGGTTGTCGTTTACGTTTCCCGCGTCCAAATCCGTTACCAATTTCCTGTTTCCCCGGTTCAAGTAAGGTGGGCTAATTATGGCACTTGAAGACAAAATGGTTCGCTACGCCGCAGCTCACCCGCGTGAGGAAGTTTGCGGCCTGGTGATAAATAACGAATATTTTTACCCGTGCGCTAACGTATCTGAAACGCCATACAACAGCTTCAAAATTTCGCCGGACGATTACATCAAAGCTGACGAATTAGGCGTTATAACCGCCGTTTTTCACTCTCACGTTGATGATATTCCGGTATTGTCTGCGCTGGATCGACAACAACAGGTTATTTCCGGCCTCCCGTGGCTTTTATGCTCCGGTGGCAGGGTTAGAAAATTCCGCCCGGTAGCGCACCTGTTAGGCCGAAAATTTGAGCACGGGAAAACAGACTGCTACGCGCTTTTCCGCGACGCATATCACCTTTGTGGCGTGGATCTACCGGACTTCGAGCGCCTTGATGGCTGGTGGCTTCGTGGTGAAAACCTGTATTTAAAAAACTTGCCGCGAAACGGGTTTTATCAGGTTGATGCGCAAAGCATCCAGCCAGGTGACGTAATAATCAGGCAGCCGTTCAAAGGCGCTGACCCATGCCACGCGATGATTTACCTGGGCGATAACACTGTTTTGCATCATGACAATGCCGGACTGTTAAGCCGCCGCGAGCAAATGCGGCCCGCTTATGTTCGACAAACGCATTCAATATGGAGATCTGATAAATGCTCAAATTTAGATTTACGGGCAATCTTCGAAGATATTACAGCAAAGTGTGTTTAAACGTTGAAACGCCAGCGCAAGGGCTTCGCTTATTGACCGCGCAGAATCAGGAATTCAAGAAGGCTTTTTTAAATACACCTTTGCGGTTACGGATTGCCGGGAAAGATTATAACGAAAAGACGGCCCCGGCAGCGGTTAATAGTAAATACCCTGACGGAACTACCGTCATTATTGCGCCAGTAGTTGAAGGCGGTATTGCTGGGATTGGTGTTGTAGGCTGGATCCTGATTGGTGTTTCGGTGGTTAGCGTTGCGTTCTCAATCTTTATGTCCCGCAACATGAAGATAAAAACATCGGCAGAAAGCGCACAAGATAACACCATAACGAACAACACCTACACCAGCATTGAAAACAAGGTGGGCCAGGGTAGACCAGTGCCAATACTATTAGGTGAAATGAAAATAGGTTCAAACGTCGGATCGTTAGGCATAGACACAAGCAACAATAGAGACGCCTTAGACGTTGTAAGTTAACAGGAGAAAAACCATGAGTAGCGGCGGCGGCAAAGCCAAAACACCAACATTATTGAACGATAACCTGTATCACAAACAGTTTTATCGTGTTTTAGATATTCTCAGCGAAGGGCCGATATACGGTCCGGTAAACCAGAAAGCGCCATTGAATGACGTGATGCTTAATGACACTCCTGTTACTGACGCAAACGGGAATACATCAATTCCGGGGATTAGTATAGCCTGGCGCAACGGCACGGCTGACCAATCGCCGATTAATGGTTTTAACGCCATTGAGTCAACCGTTATTGTCAACGCAAAGGTAACTCACGACACACCAATAATCAGGACTGTTTCAGATCCAAACGTTACCCGCGTCAGGTTGAATCTTGGTGTTGATGCTCTCGTTCAGTCAGATGAAAAGGGCAATCAATATAATACATCCGTCATGTTGATGGTTGATGTTAAACCGTCATCATCTTCTACGTGGTCGCTGATTAAAGACATACACATTGGCCCTGGTAAACAAAGCGGTGAATACCTGGAAGCTCACATCATTAAAGCGCCGGATGAAAAACCGTTTGATATTCGCGTTCGTCGCATAACACCAGACAGCAACGGCGATCTATTGCGGAATGATACGCGGTGGAGTAGTTACAGCGAAATAATAGATGATAATCTGTCTTATCCTCATACCGCTGTAGCTGGCGCCGTAATTGACCATGATCAGTATACTGATACGCCTACCCGCACCTATCACCTTCGCGGCCTGATTGTTGATGTGCCTGACAACTACAACCCTGAAACGCGCACATATTCAGGTTTATGGCTTGGTGGATTTAAAAAGGCGTATACCAATAACCCTGCATGGCTTTTCCGGTATCTGGTTAAAAACGAGCGCTTTGGACTTGCTCGACATGCTGGTTACATTGATGTTGATGATGGCGCTTTGTACGTGCTTTCTCAATACTGCGATCAGTTGGTTGATGATGGCTATGGTGGCCTTGAACCTCGCATGACGCTTAACGCTTACATTACGGAGCAAATGAGCGCCCGCGACCTACTGGATAACATCGCAGGTATGTTCCGTGGTATCGCGTTATGGGACGGACAACGTCTTACCGTGATGATTGATGCGCCACAAGATCCAATCGCCACCATCACAAATGCAAACGTCGTTGATGGCGCGTTTACTCGTTCAAGTATCGCACGCGCAGAATGCTACAACGCCGTGATCGTATCCTGGACTGACCCTGAAAACGGCTGGGAGCAATCAAAAGAATATGTCGCAGATGATAAACTAATCGCCCGTGATGGTTATAACGAAACCACGTTGGAGGCGTTCGGTTGCACTTCACGCGGGCAAGCGCACCGCGCTGGTAAATGGCTGATCGAAACAGCGAAACGCGAGCCGTCAAAATTCACATTTAAAATGGCCCGTGACGCCATTCACTTTACGCCGGGGGATATAATCGAGATCCTCGATAATAATCGCGCAGGCGCTCGTTTAGGCGGTCGCATCGTGGCGAACAATGGCAGAGCGATCACGGTCGACAAGGTTGATTCTGAATATATCGCGGCTGGCGACACCATCAGCTTACTTGATAGCGATGGTAAATTTAAAAAACACCAGATCATCGGAGTTAACGGGAACATTATCACCCTTGCAGCCGCCCCGGCGTGGATTCGTAACGGCACTGTTTTTGCTGTATCAACCAACGCAGCAAAACCCGTTTTATGTCGAATCACCAGTGTAGCAGAAACAGAAAATAACAGCGTATACACCATCGAGGCCGCACAGCATGATCCACATAAGCAGGCCGTAGTCGATAATGGCACAATCTTCGAGATCAATAACGACACGCTTAATCACTTCCGCGTGCCGAACATTGAAAATCTGAAGGTGTTAAACGTTGGATCTGAAACGGTTCAATGTCGCGCAACATGGGAAACACAGACGACAACGCGTCGCCTGACCTTTGAGATTCGCGTGTATAACGCCGAAGGCGCTGTAGTTAAAAGCTACGAAACCACGAATTACAGTTATGATTTTTATGGCATTGATGCTGGCAACTACTCATTAGGCATTCGTGGCAGAAATGACACGGGCATGAAGGGTGCGGAAAGCATTGTCGATCTGGTTATTGGCGCACCAGCGGCCCCAGTTGGCGTTAATTGGGTTCCCGGTGTATTCCAGGCTACAGTTTACCCGATCAGCAGAACAACGCTCACCACTGATACCAGTTACGAGTTTTATTACTCAGGTGAAACGCAGATCACTGATCCGGCATCAATAACCACTAAAGCACAATATACCGGGCGTGGTCATCAGTGGACGTTTGGCGGCATGAATACAGGTCACACATATTACGTTTATGTGCGCGCGCGTAACGCTTTTGGTGTGTCTGACTTTGTGGAAGCGTCAGGTAAGCCAACAGAAAACTTTGATGAAATTACCGATTACGTCACCAAAGACGTAATGAATTCCAAACAATTTAAAGAAATGGTTGGTGACATTAAAGATCTAGGCGACCGCACTGATCTTATCGAAAGCGCTACGAATGACCTTAAAACTGCTACTGACAACCTCAAAACTGCAACTGATAATCTGACCAACATAACTGACGATTTAAGGACTGAAACTGACAACCTAACCATAGAAACAGGATCAATAAAAGCTGATACTGATACGCTCAAAAAAGAAACGGAAGATCTTTATAAAAAAGTTAAGGAAAACGCCGATGATATTGGACAGCATGAGTCGAGAATCGACTCGCTGGAGGTGTCTAGCGAAAAAGTTGGCAGCGAACTGGCGCAAGCAAAAGCAAGTCTGCAAAACGCCTCACTTGCTCTTATTAATAACTCGCTTGCACAGACTAACACTCGCGTAACTCTTACCGCTCAGTACAAGAAAGGCAGGACAGAGACGAAAGCGGAAATTGACCGCATTGACAACGTTATCGCTGAAGAGAAAAAAGCGACAGCGGAATCACTGGAAACCATCACGGCAGAAATGAATGTGATGGACACAAACCTTAAAGGTCAGATCTCTAATGTGCAACGCGCAGTAGCTGACGAGGCCAGCGCCCGCGCTGAAGCTATTAACGGTGTAAATGCCTCAATAAGCAATCTTGACAAGAAAACTGACGCCAGCGTAAACCGTCTTGATCAGGCAATTGCAGACGAAACAAGTGCGCGTACTCAGGCTATCAGCGACGTGAACGCAAGTATCTCAACACTTGACAAGAAAACTGACGCCAGCGTTAAGCGCCTCGATAATGCAATATCAGATGAAACGCAGGCAAGAAGCGACGCAATAACAGTGGTTAAAGCTGATTTAACAACGCTTGAAAATAACACAAATGCCAGTGTTAGCCGTCTTGATCAAGCTATCGCTGATGAATCAAGCGCACGTGCTCAGGCGATATCAGGTATCAGCGCGACGCTTGGCGGCGTTAAAAGTGAGGTTGATAAAAACAGCGACGAGATAGATCAGGCGAAAGCAAGTCTGCAAAACGCATCTCTGGCGCTTATTAATAACTCAATGGCGCAAAGCAAGATGAGCACTGTTATTGAGGCGAAATACAGGAAAGGACAAACAAAAACAAAAGCGGAAATAGCAAGGGTAGACACAGCAATCGCAGATGAGGCGAGCGCACGCGCAGAAGCTATTAGCGGGGTTAATGCGTCAATTTCCACGCTCGATAGCAAGGTGACAAGCAACGTAACCAGGATGGATAAAGCGATCGCAGATGAGAAGAATGCACGCACTGACGCAATCAGCAGCCTTAACTCATCGCTTACCAGTACGATTAATTCGAAAGTATCCGAAGTGTCAACTGCACTTTCTACGCATGAAACATCAAGCGCGGAAAAATTTGGCCAGATCTCGGCATCTTTCGACGATGTAAACTCAAGCATCACGGAATGGTCACAGGCTATGGCAACGGCAGACGAGGCATTGTCAACCAGAATCGACCAGTTGAAAGTAACTATTAACGGAAACACAACGGCGATAGAAACGACATCAAAAGCACTGACTGACTTCAAAGGTAACGTTGATGCGTCATATTCAATTAAGATTGCCACTGATAAAAACGGTATGAAATACGCTACAGGAATGTCGCTCGGCCTTACTGGTAGCGGGACTAACGTTCAATCGCAGTGTATTTTCCTCGTTGACCGTTTCGTGCTTATGACTGCGGCAGGTGGCTCCTATCAGACCCCGTTCTATGTTACTAACGGTGCTTGCTACATCCGTGATGCGTGGATCAGAGACGCATCAATCACTACCGCGAAGATTGCGCAGCAAATTCAGTCAACCAACTATAAAGCTGGTTCGGCTGGCTGGATGCTAAATAAAAACGGCAATGCGGAGTTCAACAACGTCACTGTACGCGGTACGGTGTACGCAACATCTGGTAAATTCACTGGTGAGATTCAGGCCACAAGCGGGAAGTTTAAAGGTACAGTAGAGGCAAAGTCATTTGTCGGTGACGTTGCTAACATGGGGGTTGGTCCAGATCGAGTGCTTGGGCATAACGGAAGTTATAGCGCAACCATCACATATAAAGACAGCACGGATAATGCATTGACGAAATCAGTTATGCTTATGGCGACTATTTCATTAATGTCTGGTGAATATAGATCCACTTATAACGTAACGTTTAGTTGCGGAGATAAAAACAAAACAATTTCATATTACGTGCCTTATGGTGGATGCACATTAACAGTGCAATGCGCTTTTTCTGGTTTAAAAGCATCAGATATTATCGGGAAAATATATTGTCCTCAAACATCATCATCTGAAGGATACGCATATTGTACCGCGTTGTATTCTCCAACAATGATAGTAGCAAGAGGCACCGGATCATTTAGAACATCAACGACAGCATAAAAAACGGGGCATAAGCCCCGTTTTTTATGCATTGTTTTTATTTTTTACACCCATCATTTACACCAGAAAAATGGATAGGTAAATTACATTCACTGTCAATAATTTTACCTTGTAGTTGTTTTTCTTTCCATGAGTCAGTATTGAAATAACTCGAACGTTGGTTATCAAGGCCAGTATCACCATATTGAGCAGTGCCAGCATCACTCTTATCTGTCGAATTTACAGAAGCAAAAGCACCAAAAGACAGAGCTGATAAGATGCAAGCAACAATTAGTTTTTTCATTGTATTCACCTTACTGTTTGTTTTACTGTCATTTGTTGTTCGTGATGATCCACCCATCCGATGAGCAAATCACCGCAGAAGCTATCATTTCGTATGTTGATATAGATCAAAAAATACATTATGTATAAGCCCAAAGTGTAACACAGATCACAAAATGGTAGAATTGTTTAGTTAATTAACAAAACGGAGTTATTGCGATGATTTACACAACAGGCACTATAGCTGTTAGCGGAAACACAGTTACCGGGGCAGGGACTGAATTCAACGCCGCATTATCTCTGATCAGAGTGGGTTGCACTCTTATTGCCATTAGCGATCCGGTGCAGATTTTTTCAATCACAAAGGTAAAAAGCGCAACAAGTTTGTCGGTAACTCCTGCGGCAAGTCCGGCTATTCCGGCTGGAACTAAATTTAGCATCCTGCTTTCAGATTCGATCTCTGTGGATGGTCTTGCTCAGGATGTCGCCGAAACACTGCGTTACTATCAGGGCAAAGAATCAGAAATAGCGGACGCAGTTGAATTTTTTAGCGACAACAAAGATGTGATTTCAGCCTCAAAATTAGCATCACAATCAGCTACCACTGCAACCAACGCTGCAACAACAGCGACAAGCGCAGCCGATTCAGCTAAGACATACAGAGACGAAGCCCACGAATACGCCAATCAGACGGCGCAGCCTTACGCGTATGTTTTACAGCCGCTGCCGGATGTGTGGATGCCCTTTAATGATTCGCTGGATATGATTACGGGCTATTCTCCGGGTTATAAAAAAGTGAAGATTGGCGATAATGTGGTTCAGGTTGCCAGTGATAAACAGGTTAATTTCAGTCGCGCATCAACGGCAACATATATCAACAAATCTGGCGAACTGAAAACGGCGGAAATTAATGAGCCGCGATTTGAGTGTGATGGCCTGCTTATTGAGGGACAAAGAACGAACTTCTTCCAGAACAGTACAGACCCTTCGAAGTGGAATAAGTCAACTTCACTGGACGTTACAGAAACAGGCGCAGATAGTTTCGGGTTTAATTATGGCCGGTTTGTCGTACAGGATTCGATTGTTGGTACAAGTAAAGCGCATACCATTATCGGACTGTATTCGAGTGCCGGAGGGGTTGATACTTCAGGGGACGAAAAGCATGTAACTATATCCTGTCGGGTAAAAAGTGAAGTTGATAATATCGCCGTTCGTATTTTATTTGAACATTATGATGGGGAGGTAAGGACATCAATAGGAGCAGCAAACCTGAACCTTACCACCCGCATAATTAGCAAGACAGGTCAGACAAGCCGTGTTACAGCAAGGTCTGTTAAGGATGATGCAACTGGCTGGATATTTTTTGAGGCTACATTAAAAGCAGATACAACAGAAAATACGGTTGGTGGTTTTGTCCAGTATTCTCCGGATACAGGGCAGATGGTTACATCAGGGGATTATCTCGATGTAACCACTCCACAGATTGAGGCTGGTACAGGCGCATCATCTTTTATTGTTACGGGGACGGCACCGGCAACGCGGGCAAGCGATATGGTGACAGTCCCAATCAAGAATAACCTTTATAATCTTCCTTTTACGGTTCTTTGTGAGGTACATAAGAACTGGTATAAAACGCCAAATGCAGCACCGCGTGTTTTTAATATCAGCGGTCATCAAACCGGAGCGGGGATCGAAATGGGGTTTGGTTCATCAGGTGGGTACGACGGTTTTCCGTATTGCAATATAAGTGGTTCAGACCGACGAATAAATGAAAATGCCGGGCTGGAAAAAATGGTTATGGGGATGCGTGTAAAAGCAGATCAATTGACATGTGCAATAAGTAACGGACGTATATCCAGCGAAATAAAAACAACCTGGACTTATATTCAAAGCTCCGCAACTATTCGTATCGGTGGTCAGACAACGACAGGACAACGTCATTTATTTGGTCATATCAGAAATTTTCGAGTATGGCATAAGGCATTAACTGATGCGCAATTAAGCGAAATTGTTTAAGGTGGTTAACATGAAAGACGTTAGCTTGCAATTTACTGACAAACAGCAATACAACGACATTGTGATTAATAGCGGCTTGCTGGATGCCAATTGGTCAACCGTGTTTATTGATGATATCGGTTTTGTCCTTGTATTCGACGATCCAGAAAGCGAGACACCTGTACTTATTGGGAAAAAAGGTTATTACGTCAACGTGCGTATAACTGGTGACGATGTTGATATTTCTCAGCTTGAGCCTTTCATTGTTCCAGATCCAGGCGTCCGCGCATGGGCTTAA